TTGACCCGTCGTGGCTGGTCGCCAAGCCGGGGGGCAACTTAGCCGTCGACGGGAATTTTGATTTCTGGCTCGAAGGTATTTCGGGCACGTTATCCGGTGTGGGGCCGGATACCATGTGGGCTAACGGCCATCTCGGATCAACGAAGGTCGTCTCGCGCCAGACGTTCGCTCTGGGCGACACGGACGGCTTTGACGATTCGGCCCGGTATTACTCGCGGACAGTGGTCACATCCGTGGCAGGGGCCGGGAATTACGCATGCAAAGTCCTCCGCCTTGAGGGCGTGCATCGGACCGCAGGTCGCCGCCTCGCGCTGTCCTTCCGGGGCCGGGTCGATTCGGCACGGAATATCGCGGTTTCGTGTCGGCAGTATTTCGGGACCGGCGGCAGCGCAGAGGTCCTGGGGATCGGCTCTCAGGTCGTTGCGCTGTCCCCGGCGTGGCAGAAACGTGTGGTCACTGTGGATATCCCGTCCGCAGCAGGGAAGACTATCGGGGCTGGAGGAAACGACTTTCTGGCCGTGTATTTCTGGTTTGACGCCGGGACGTCGTATGCGACGGAGACCGCAAACCTCGGCCAGCAATCCGGGACGTTCGATCTCGCACAAGTCAAACTGGAAATCGGGCAGGCCACGCCATATCGCGCTCCACATCCGGCGGACGCAGCCGCGCGCGTGGCCCGGTATTTCCAAACGAGCTACCCGGCGGGAGTAATCCCAGGGACAGCGGCAACATGGGGGGGGACGCTCAAATTCGACGTCAACACGTCGGAAGGCGGGTATGCCTATGCGCAGTCTGGGTTCCCCTTCAAAATGCGTGCGGCTCCTACTGTGTCCCTGTATCATCCGCAGACGGGATCGTTGTCAAAATGTGGAACCAGATACACGCCGTCAACCGAGATTGCAGCGACTGCTTCCGATATAACGGACAACGGATTCAACCGTATTTCAGGCGGAAGCTACGCGCTAAGCAACGTCTATCAGGCCCACTATGTGGCCGACGCGAGGTTGTAGTATGCTCCAATATATCGACGCTGGGGACAGCCTGACTCTGGACGGTATGTGTATCCCCAAGGACCCAGGAAACCGCCACTACGATGAGACCCTGGCCGCCGTCGAGGCTGGCGAGGCGGAGATCCTCCCCGCGCCGGGGCCGACGCTGGCCGCTGTGGCCGCAGCCAAATTGGCGTCTATCCAGGCCGAGAAATGCCGGGTGCGCGATGGCGGTTTTTTTGTGGGCGGCGTGCTGTTCGACTCCGATCAGTCGGCCCGGACGTCCTATCTGGAATTGGTGCTGCGCTTCCAGGTCGAGCCTGGGTTCTCGACGCGCTGGAAGGCCTCGGCCGGGGTCTGGGTGGAGATGAATGCGGCGCTGTTTGCCCAGGTCCAGGCAGCGGGCACGTCCCACATGCAGGCCGCGTTCACATGGCAGGAAGCCCGGGATGCCGAGGTGTCGGCGATCCTGGCCGCCGTGGCCGCAGGCACGATGACCGATGCGGAGGCCAGGACGGCCGTGGAGGCTGTATCGACGCAGTTTGAATAGAGGAGCAGGCGAGGCGGGTGAAGCCGCCCCACTGGCCTGGTGTACGACCACCGGACCACGGCCGAAGCCGCTGCTCCCTCCCCGGGTGGATCACGGGTGCGAGGGAGGTAGCAGGCGCAGGCGCAACGTGTAAAGAAGTGGAGCATGCAGGAGATCAGATGCGGGAGTTGTAACCGGCTTCTGGCCAAGGGGGAGGCTCTGAACCTCTCCATCAAATGTCCCAAGTGCGGGACGCTGAATCACGTGAGGGCCGCGAGCCCCAAGCGAGAGGGCCGGAGAGCTCCAGGCAAGGAGCTCTCGCATGAAGATGATTTTTGATCACGGGGAATTGCACCACGGGGATTCATTGACCGTGCTGCGAGGCCTGGCCGATGCCTCGTTCGACGCTATTCTGACCGATCCTCCCTATTCCAGCGGCGGCCTGCATGCCGGAGCACGTCGGGCCGACCCTGCCAACAAGTATCAAAACACAGGGACGAAGAAGACCTATCCGGCCATGCTTGGCGACCACAAGGACCAGCGGTCGTTTATTATGTGGGCGACATTGTGGCTTTCGGAGTGCTGGCGGCTGGTTCCTCCGGGCGCCCCCGTGCTTGTGTTTAGCGACTGGCGGCAACTGCCCGCCATGACCGATGCAATCCAGGCCGCCGGATTCGAGTGGCGGGGGGTTGTGGTCTGGCATAAGCCGTCCGCCAGGCCGATGCTCGGATCGTTCCGGCGCGATGCCGAATTCGTCGTACATGCCGCCAAGCCGCAGGCGAAGGTGTTTTCGCGCCGTTGTCTGCCCGGGGTGTTCACCCACCGCGTGGTTCCATCGGAAAAGGTGCACCTGACCAGCAAGCCGGTGGGGCTGCTGGTCGATCTCCTTGGTGTGACGCCCGATGGTGGGTGCATCCTGGACCCGTTCATCGGGGGCGGCGCGGTCCCCCTGGCGTGCATGGAAACCGGCCGCCGGTTTTTCGGCGTGGAACTGTCGGAGGAGTATTATGCCCTGGCCGGACAGCGGATCCGGGAACGGGAGCAGGCCAGGGGGTTGCTGACGGTTCCGATAGCGATGGACAATCAGGAGTAAAACCAGATACCAAAACGGGAGTCGAATCCAGGAGTCAAATCAGGGAGTCGAATCGAAATGGCCCCGTTGTGCACGATTGGGGCAAAATTTGGGGCAAATTGTGCATGCCTCTTTTTATTTTGTCATTTAAGACGACATGTTGCCTTTTTTGTTCGACTCCCCCCGCCTCCACCAAGCAACAATTTCAACAAGTCCCGCAAGGTCCCAAAAGCCTTGCGGGACTTAGCTTTTTGGGTCGCAAAGTGTCCCCTTACGTCCCGCCATGTCCCTTGACATCCCGCGCATGTCGGGGGCAAAAATGGGGCAAAATCGTAAGGCGAGGCCCGGGAGGTGGAATTTTGCCCCAACTAACCGAAGTGAAGCTCCGCTCGATCAAAGTCAGCGGCCCTTGGAACAGATAAGGGCATGACGTAAAAATGAAGGCCCGCGCTGGGCGGGCCTGTGGTCTTTGACAAACTAGAATGTGTGCGTATCAGTCCCCGGGCTCGGGCTCCGGGTCCGGGGACGCGGCGGGGTGCGCTGGTCGCCCGGGTTTGCCCGGAATGACGGCCAGTTCATCCGGGTCGAGGGCGTAGTCACGCCCGAATTTCGACACGCCCTTGATGCGGCCCTTGCGGATCAGCACGCGCAGGCGCTCGGGCGTGTAGCCGAGGCGCGCGGCGGCCTCGGCGGTAGTGATGAGGGCGGGGGTCATGCGGGCTCCTTGTTTTCGCGGCGGACGATTTCGGCGGCGATCAGGGCCGCGATCTCGCGCAGGCGCGCGGTGGTCATGCGGGGGATTTGCTGCTCGATGGGGGCCATGCGCGGGAACGGCGGGATGTCGTCGTTTGCGCGTTTGTCCCGCACGGCCTCGGCACTGCGGCCGATCAACAGGCCGACGTTGGCGTCGGTGTCGGTTCCCAACAGAGCTATCTCGTGGATTGTCCAGGGCGAGGCCTCGCCACCGGACCCGGCAGGAGGAATATGGCCCAGGGCGTCGGCGGGTATCTGCCAGTGCCCGGCGTCGGTGCGGACGGCTCCGGGAATTTTCCCGGCTGCGCATAAAAACCGGACGCGCACGTCGGTGACGCCGGTCTGGCGCGCGGCCTCGCGCGGGGTGAGGGTGGTCATGCGGGCTCCTTAGCGTAATTTGTAGTAGGTGGAGACGGACAGCAACTCGTCGGCCTCGTGGCGTTCGATGGCCTGTATGGCCATGGTGTAGTCCACGGACGCAAACGGGGTGTTCAGTTGCTTGCGCAGGGTGGCTTTGAATTTCGCCACGGCCTCGGGATGCAGCCCCAGCAGACGGGAGCGTTGCAATATGGGGCCGTCGAGCAAAAACAGCATCAGGACGTTGGTTTCGGCCGACAGGTATTTTCCCATGCGGCTGTCCCGGTACAGCCGGGCGTTGACGTTGCACTCCAGGTATCCCAGGGGGTGCGGAAACTCGAAAATCCAGTAGGCCACGGGCACGGCGGTCTCCAGGGCGTCCAGGTAGGCGTACCCCAACAGGCCGTCGCGGAACGCCTGGCGCTCCTTGGCCCGGCAGTTGGGGTATTGAATCAGCACGTTCGGATCGCCGTCCGGGCCGAACTCCATGAGCACGCCCTCGCGTTCGGGGTAGACGCCGGGGAACGGTTTGCCGCTCTCGTAGACGGGCATGGCTAATCCTCCAGGTCGCTGACGGTGGCGACAACCCTGCCGGTGACGCTCGTCAGGTACGAGTCGTCGCCCCGGACGGGGCGGAACACCTGGCCCCAGCGGGTGGACTGCGGCCCGCATTGGTTGCGGTCGTGGTCATCCTGCCAGTGGGCGCTGCGGCCGTAGGCCCGGCGCACGGCGCGGGTGATCGCCTCGTCGCGGTTGTCGGTGCGGTGGCGCGAGGTGTGCATGGTGTCGCGGCCGACGGTGATGGTGACGGTCAGCATGTGGAGGCCTCCTGTGTGGCGGTTTCGTCAGTGAGTTTCAGGGCGCGGCCTGCGGTCAGCACCTGGGCGGCCAGGGCGGCGTCGGCGGGGATGCGGCGGCCGATGGCCCCGGCTCCGCCGGTGCGGACGTTGTTGCGGGACCAGTCGTCGCCGTCCATGCCGTTGCACGAGACGGCCCACGCCCATTCTTCGCCCAGGACCAGGTAGCGGCCGGAGCCATAGATTTGGCCGCGCCGGTCGCGGTCGGACAGGTAGACAGTGATCCCGTCCGCGTGGTGGCTGCCCTGGGGGTATTCGCCTGCGGCTTCGATGCGGTCAAACGCCTGCCGCAGCACGGCCAGGCGCTCCCGGCGCTCGGCTTCCCGGGCGGCGCGTTCGGCCTCGGCGGTCTCGGCGGCGGTCGCTTCCTCGGACGTGGCCGGGCGGTAGGTCACGTCGCAGGCGTAGTCACCCTCGTGGCCTAAAAATTGCGATCCCATATAGGACGGCATGTCCTCGTCGATCTCGTACCGACGCCCGTAGCCGGTATAGACGATCCAGGACCTATCCGGGGCGCGCAGGGCCACGCCCAGGGGCGGGAGGTTGTCCGCGACAAACGCCCGGCTGGGGGCGCGCGGCGCGGCCGGTGCGGTCTCGCGTTCGGCGCGCAGGCGCTCCCGTTCCCGGCGTTCGACCTGCCGGGAATCGGCCAGGGCGGCCTTGGCGGCGGCGCGACGTTCGGTGGCCCGGGCCTGCTCGGCGGCGTCCTCGGCCACGTAGGGCGTGGCGGCCTCGATGACAAAACGCAGGGTGTCGTAGGATTTTTGGTTGATGATCTTGAAATTCCAGGTCTTTGCGTGGGGGTCCCAGGCACCGCCGTTGACTTTGAACACGCGGATCGCGTCAGGTGAATAGATGCACGTCAGGCGGGCCGTGTCGCCGTAGCGGGTGACGGTGATGTGGGGAGTGGACAGGGTGGTGATGTCGGCCAGGGCGTCGGCCACGGCGGCCGCGCCGTCCACGGCCCGGGCCACGGCCCTGTCGAGCACGCCGCGCAGGCGTCCGGCCAAGTGCGGCAGGACGCGCCAGGCCGTGCTGTCGTAGTCGAATTCGGCGCCGATGCGCTTGAGCGGGGCCTGCTTGCCGTAGGGGCAGGCCACCAGGTAGCTGCCGTCGTCTTGGCTGGAGACGGCGAAGTGGCCGTATGCGCCGTCGCTGATGGGCACGACGCGCGGCGTGCCGGTGTAGGCCCGCGCCCACTCCAGGGCGGCCTGGAGCGCGTCGTAGTCGGTGTGCACGGGGTTGTGCCGCCAGCGCAGGGGCGCGTCGGATTTGGCGTGGAAGCCTGCGGCGGTAAGCAGTTTTTGCCAGGCGCGCTCGTCGTGCAGCTCGCGCGTGGGGTACAGGATCACCTGGGGCCGTACGCCCTCGGGGCGCTCGACGCGCAGGTGCGCGCCGATTTGGCCGGTGGGGATATCGTCCAGGGTGGCGGGCATGGTATTTTTCCTGTTTTTTGGCCCGGGCCGATTCCCGTTCGCCGTTGATTTAATAGATACACATACAAACTAGGTTTGTCAACAAACCAAGATAAAAATAAGCCGAGGGATATCCATAGGATATGCAGTAGTCGCAAGAAAAATATCAGACGGGCGTCACCTATCGTCCACGCCGTCGACGGTGTGGACGATAGGTGACGCCCGGGAGGTGGAATTTTGCCCCAACTAACCGAAGCGAAGCTCCGCTCGATCAAGGCCAGCGGCCGCATTGAGCGCGTCCACGACAGCGCAGGCCTATACCTCGAATTGAGCGCGGCGGGCGGGAAGCACTGGCGATTCAAGTACAAATTTGACGGCAAGGAAAAGCGGTTGTCCTTTGGAGCCTGGCCCGAGGTGTCCCTGAAAGAGGCCCGGCAGAAACGCGACGACGCCCGGGCCATGGTGGCCAAGGGCATTGACCCTGGCCAGGAACTGAAGCGCAGCCGGGACAATGCGGCGGGCGTCGTCACCTTCCAGGCCCTGGCGGAGGAATATGTCGGGAACCAGAAAAACGTGTGGGCGGAAAGCCACACCGTCACCGTCGAAGGCCGGTTGCGGCTCGACGTCTATCCGCGCATCGGGGATAGGCCGATCACGGAGATCGAGCCGACGGACATCCTGGCCATCTTGCGGGGGATCGAGGCGCGCCGGGCCTTCGAGACGGCAAGCCGGGTCCTGGGCGTGTGCTCGCTGATCTTCCGCTACGGGGTGGCCGTCGGCGTTGTGAAATCAGATCCCTGCCGGGACCTGCGCGGGGCGCTGGTGCCGTTCCAGCACGGCCAGCACGCCGCCCTGACGCGGCCCAGGGATGTCGGCGCGTTTATGCTGGCCATTGACGACTACAAGGGGTCTGCGGTCGTTCGGGCCGCCCTGGCCTTTTCCGCGCTCACGTTTTGCAGGCCTGGCGAGATCCGGCATGCCGAATGGTGCGAGATCGATTTTGCTACGGAAGAATGGACGGTCCCGGCAGCCAAAATGAAAACGAGGGTGGAGCACCGTGTGCCGCTTTCGCGGCAGGCGGTGGATGTCCTGACGTGGATCCAGCCGCTGACGGGTTCGGGCCGGTATGTGTTTCCGGGGCCCAGGGGAAAGGATCGGCCGCTCTCCGAAAACGGCGTCAACGCGGCGATTCGGAGCATGGGGTACGGCAAGGACCAGATGACGGCGCATGGGTTTCGGGCCATGGCCTCCACCCTGCTGAACGAACGTGGCCACCGGCCGGACGTGATCGAGGCCCAGCTTGCCCACAAGGGGACGGACAAGATCCGGGCCATCTACAATCGGGCGCAGTATTTGGAGGAGCGGCGACAGTTGATGCAGGCATGGGCGGATTACCTGGACGAACTGCGAGCATTATCCGTCAACGGTTCGTCGGGCAATTGATCATATAGACCCTGTAAATCTGCGAGCCGCCAGACGGGCGTCCCTCCCAGGTAGCGTTGCTTGGGGATGATGCCACGTTGGACGTACCGGTAAAATGTCGATCGCGGCATGTTGTTCAGATACGCCCGGGTCTCTTTCGCGCCCAGGAGACGGTTCCCGTCGTGCATCAGTTCGAGTGTCATCTAGCAAGCTCCATCAATCAATTATTGCGCACTGCGGACAGCAGTGGATGCCAATCCATGGGGCGTTTCCGGATATGCTACCACCAAATCTCGGTTGTGACGTCGCGATACGTAATCGCCCACACCCAGGGGTTTTTAGCAGTCCCGAATCCGCGCTCGTCGTTGAGAAGGTCCCACAGTTTGAGATAGGCCGTGACCGGGTCCACGCACCACTGGTCCCACGGCCAGCCGTAATCATCGGTCCCGGGCTGCCCGTCGCGATCCGGCAGGCCCCATTTCCAGGTGCGGCCGCCGTCCTTGGACAGGCACGCCAGCCCCTCGGCCGCCACGTCCTCGGGCGTGATGTCCTGGATGCACTGCAGCCGCACCTCCACGATCTTGTAGGAGTTGCGGTAGGCCCAGTGGGGTAAGTGGATGGCGGGACGTTTTTCCCACGCGCAGTAGGGGTCCGGCGCGGAAAAGCGGTGTACCCCGTCCAATCCGTTTGGGTAGTGTCGGTTGGGCGTGTTTGGAGGGTTGCCGTCGGCGGCGTAGTGAACAAGCGGCCCGCGACACCGCGCAAGCGGTTCCGGCTCACCGCTCGGGAGAGTGCCAGGGTAACTGTGTGCCTGCCAGAACGTCTCCCGTACCTGCAGTATGTCCCCAGGCTGGCCGTATGGGCAGCGGGACAACACATCGGCATGACGCAAATCGTTCCAGAGCATCCTGCGATCTCTCATTATCCAGTCATATCCCGGTGTGTCCGACGGCATAAAACTGGAGACAGGCCCGATCCCCCTAATCCGGTTGACCACCCGCCTGGTCTGGGTTTTGCGCCCGGCGCGGTTGCCCAGGACCATAGGGCCGGAAAATAGGATGGGACGGACGGAAAATGAGTGGGCGCTCATGCCGAGGCCTCCGTTTGGTCACCGGCCTGCTGACCGCCGTAGTCCAGGCCAGCCCGTTGCAGACGGTCGATCTCGGCGGCGATGAGCGCCCCGGCCACGGCCAGTTGCCGCACCCGGGATTTATCGTCTCGTTTCGCCCATTGTTGATCCCATTCGGTCTCGGCAAAGATATCCTGGGGCAGTATCTGGCAGCCATCCACATGCAACATGCACGGCATGGCATAGTAGCAGGCGGCCCAGGCCAGTTCGCTGTCCTGGCGCGTGTCGTCGTCATACTCGGCCGAAAAGCCCTCGGCTTCGACCTGCCTCCTCCGTTCGGCCGCGATCAAGGCGACGCCGGGGGAGGTATCCTGGCTGCTGGCCCAGGGACCGTCCGGGGAGAGCAGTCTGACCTCGTGGGCCATGCCTATGATTTCAGAGCGGTGCCGATGCCATTCAAGGAGTTTCCGGTCAAAATCCTGTCGTGGAAAACCGCACGGCGCCCGTCGCGTCCAACATTCGGAGGCAGGGACGTCCAGGAAGCGCATTTCCACCTGGGCCTCGTGCTCCCGGGCGATGCGCACCAGGTCCGCGACCATGGCCGGGATGGTCAGGCATTCGTCGATGATCACGAGGTCGCCGCGACTCAAAACCATCCGGGCCATGGTGCACGCGGTGGCGTGCACATGCGGCTCCGTTGACCAGTGGTAGACGTGGCCCAGGGCGGCCCGTATCCGGTCGTATTCGATCACGCCCGGGCAGTCTCCGAATTTCCGTTGCACGTGCTCGCTTTTGCCGCTGCCCGGCAGCCCCAGCACGAAGATCATGCGCTTGGCCATGAGTCGGTCTCCAGGTGGTTAGAGGTTGGGGAGGCTGTCCCAGATCTGTCCGTCGATATGTCGCCCGGCCCGTTTCTTGCCGACGCGGATCGAGCCCCGGTCGTGTTCCCCTATCCCAGCCATTTTTGAATTTTGGTTGTCCGGGAGCCATTCCCCCCATTGTTTGAACAGAAAGGGCACCTCGGCCTCCACGCACTCGTCCCGCACCGTGCGGATCCAGTCCGGATACATCGGCCTTGCGCCGGGGCCTGTCTCGCCACCGGCGACGATCCACGAGCATCGGCGTAGAATGTCCAGATGGTCTGTCTCGGCCCTGTCCGGCCGGAGTGCCGTCTTTTTCCCGTCTGCGCCTCTCCACGCCTGCCGCCATCGGAACGTCACCGGCCCCAAAAGCGGCTCCAGGGACAACCACGTCCGCCAGCCCAGCCCGGCCAGATCCACTAAGTGCGGCGCGCGCTCGTCGAGGCGCTGTTGATCTTCGGCCGTTGCGCCGACGAAGACATTGGGCAGGGGCCACGGGATACATTCGAGCGGTTCATACGGATTGATCCAGCGTAGGATCTCACCACGGACAGCGGCGCGTGTGGTCGAGGCATCCGTGAGGTACTCGAGCATCTTTTCCGGTCTTTTGGTGAGCACCAGGAAGACGTGCTGCGGCTCCAGGGCCATGCGGGCGAAGACCTGGTCCCTGAAGCCGTCCGGAACGTCCTCGTGGAAGAGGTCGGTCCATAGGGCGAACACCGTGGGCTTGGTGATCTCCCGGGGGAGGTCCAGGGCTGACATGTTGCACCGGACGAGGCCTGTCCATCGGCCAGCCTTGGTCAGACCCGCATAGCGGGAGCAGATGCGCGTATTCGGATGCGCGGCGAACCGCTTCGCCTCCCGGGCGGACCAGCAGTTTGCGCAGCCTGGAGAAACCGGCGAACAGCCGAGGACGATGTTCCAGGAGCGCTGCCAGTAGATGCCGTGCGACAGGCGGTCGGGGGAGAGGTTGTCGAAAGCCGTGGTCATGATTTGCTCCGTTGCTCTACGAATTTACGGACCGGCCCAATATGGGGTTCATCGCGCACGACGGCCCGGTCCTCGCCCTTCCAGGCGCAGGTGGTGTAGCACAGCGGCCGCACCGCCTCGGGCGACAGGCCCAGCTCGGCGGACGCCCAGGCCAGGATGGCGGCGTGGGACGGCGAAAGGGCGTTATCGCTGAAATTACCGGCCGCATCCCAGCGGCGGTTCAACGCTGGGACCTCGATGGCCACGTTGTAGCGGTCCCGGTCCAGGACGTAGACCACCAGCACGCGCAGGGCGTCCCGGGGCGCGCCCGCCGGGTCCATGACGCAAAACAAGCCCTTCGGCGGCTGGCGCTCACCGTCGGGCAAAACGAACTGCCCGTCGCGGAAGTACCTGCCGGACGGGACGGTGGCGGCGGGAGCCGCCGGGGGCGGGGCGAAGAGGGTGAGTTGGGTGGTCATGCCCCAATCTCCATCAGCCTGCCCTGCCGCATTTCCTGCCGGGGCTCCCACACAAACCGCTGGGCCAACCGTGGCGGCGCGGCGTCCCGGCAGTAGGACAGAACCTGGCGCAAGCCGAGCTTGTCCATGCAGTAGCGGTAGAGCTTCGGGTGGGTGTGGGCGAGACGTTGAAAACGGTTTTCCGGGCCGTCCAGGTGATCCATGTGCAGGCCGAAGCAGCAAAACACGCAGCCAGTCCGGCGCACGCCCGTCGTCACCAGCCGTCCATCCACTGCGACGATCCTGCCGTAAACGGACGGGATCGGGATGTCGTTATCCACGATGCAGCGCAGCACGTCCTGCTCGGTCCAAAAAGACAACGGGGCCGAACGCGGGTGCTCCATGTCGTAGGCGTTGCATCCCGTCTGCAGGTAGGTCCGCTGCCGGGCTTTCGAGTCGGCGGCCAACGTACCGAGGAACGGTCGCCGTCCGGTCTCTTTTTCGTACTGGGCAGCCGGGCTTTTCTTCATGACCTGACAGCAGTGATCCGAAATTTTGAACGGGGCATCGACTAAAAAACGCCATTGATCCGGCACTTTGAACCCGTGGACCGGCTTGCCACGTCGATTGATGCCCTGGTCGTAGAGCCGCCAGACGTTTTTGTTTCGCTCGGTGGGGTTGCGCAGGATGTTCACGCCCCGGGCGATTTTTTTGGACGCGACGGGCCATCCGTAGTCCCTGATGACCTGCCAAAACGGGATTTTCGGATGCAAAATGGTGTGGTTCGTCGTGCCCTTCACGATGCGCAGGATTTCCGGATACTCCAGGCCGGTGTGACAAAACACGGCCGGAACATCCGGAAATGCCTGCCGGACCAGCCACAAGAGCACCGACGAGTCCTTGCCGCCGGAAAACGACACGCTCACATTTCCGTCCCATGCCAGATACCAATCCTTGATCCGGTCCAGGCTCATGGCCATCTTGTCGGCCAGGGGCAGGGCCTGCCTGCGCTGCAATTCCTGGTAGGCGGCCAAGACCTTCCCGGAGTCCACGGACTCTGCCCAACGACTTTCATAGGCGGTCAAGGGGGCGGGCTCGCGGCCGTTGGCGTCAAGGGTGGTCACGGCGCAACCTCCGACGCCACGGACAGGGCGGCCGCAACCGGCGCCACCCAGACCGGCGAGGCGGACATGGTGAACCGCTCCCCGCTCCAGGCCAGAAGCAACGTCTCGCCCATCACCCCGGCGATGGCCTGGGCCGCTGGCGGCGGCACCGCGTTGCCGATGCGCTCGCGCCAGGCCTGATCGGACAGGCCGTCGAGCTTCAAATATTCCTCCGGGTCCAGGAGGCCCTGCAGGGCCGCCAACTCCAGCGTCGTGAACGGCCGGTGCCATGTCCCGTCAAGGGCGCGGATCACGGCCACCAGCCGGTCCGACGGTCCGGGCAGGCAGGCGGCGGGATCGGTTTGCGAAAATTCGCACGTCCCGGGGTCGGCAACGGACCACGCGCCGTTGTCGTGCTGGCCGTAGCCGGTCACAGCCCCGGCCGGACCATCCCACGCCAGCACGCCGAAATTGGCCTGGGTCTGGTAGCTCGATTTGCCGCCCCGGTTCCACGGCGTGCACGGATCGGCCACGGCGTACGCCCCCTGCCCCGTGGTGCTCCCGGCGATGACGGTCCCGGCCGGGGCGCAAAACGGCGTCACGGCGTATTTCCCGTAAACCTGGCCCGGCTGGCGCGGGTCGGCGACACAGGCCCGGCCGTTGGCGGCATGGCTGGCCCCGGTGACGCACGGGGCGATCCGGTCCCAGGCCGTGATGCGGTACAGGCTGTAATGCCGGTTCGGGTTGCCGTCCGACAGGCGCGGATCAGCGACGGTGAAGCGGCCGTTGGTCGGGAAGCCGCGCCCGGTCACGGTCCCGGCCGGGGAGTCGAAGGGGATGACACCCAGGGTGGCGCCGCGCAGGGCCACGTTCGCCCCGGGGTCGGCCACGGAATAGCGGCCGCAGGTCGGCCCCGCGTTGCCGGTCACGGTTCCGGCTGGTTCGGACCAGGGCAGGACGCCCAGAACGCCGTCCTGGTAGGACCGCTCGGGCACGATGCCGTAGTCGGCCAAAACGCCGTTCGCCACGCGCAGCTTCGACAGCGACCGCCAGTCGCTCCCGGCCTCCACGAACGCCAGCCGGACCCAGGTTTTCCATTGCAGCGCGGGCATGCGGTGCATCGGCCCGGCCACGGCCGCCCCGGGCCGGGGCATCCGGCCCAGCACGTCGCCCACGGCCCGAAGCGGCCGCTTGACCGGCTGATACAAAAACGGCGGCACTTTTTCGCGGTGCCGGGCCACCAGCAGGAACCTGCGGCGCGACTGCGCCAGCCCGCCCAGCTCGCCGCAGTCGTGGGTGGTCTCGGCCACGGCGTAGCCGTAGGCGCGAAGCAGCTCGCCGATCTGGTCCAGCAGGTGACGGCCCCGGGTGGCGATGCGCGGCACGTTCTCGAAAAGCATCAATTCGGGCGGATCGTCGGCCCAGGCCTCCAGCATCAGCCACACCCCGCGCACCGTCAGGCCATTGAGCGCCTGATATCGCCCGCCCTGGCTCTTGCGTTCGGACAAAAGGCCCGAAAAACCCTTGCACGGCGGCGACATGAACACGATGTTCGGCCGCTCGTTTCCGGCGGCGCGCCGGATGTCCTCGGGCATGGCCGGACGCCAGCCCGCCGGAGGCTCGTGGCCGTGGAACGCCGCGTACTGCTCGCGGTCCATCAGGTCCAGAACCGTGCCGGGCACGCCCGCCAGCCGCTCGAAATCGCGGATGGCGGCCGCCGACACGTCCACGCCGCCGCAGCACCGGAACCGGGCGCGCAGCGCGCCGACCTGCGCCCGGCCCCGGTTGAACCCCAACGCGCCGCCGCCCAGGCCGCAAAAAAAGTGGAAATGCGTGATCTCCACGGACTCAATGGGTGTATGCAACGTCACGCCGCCACCTTCTTGGGCATGTAGCTCCGCACGAACGCCAGTACATGATCGTTTACGGGCAGCGCCCGGGAACTGTTCGGCAGGATCATGCGGGGCAGGCCAGCCATGCGGATGATTGAGCGCATGTGTGATTCGTCTTTGATCGGCAGGGCGCAGGGGATGGTTTCATAGTGGCGCAGCAACGTGATCAGGCCGATTCGCTCCAGGCCGGGGCGTTTGCCTATGGCCTGGGATATCGCCAAGGCCAGGGCTTTGAAGCGTGAGATATGCCCACGTCTCTTCTTTGCGATCGGTGGCTGCGTAGCTTTTGCCTTCGGCCGGGGCGTCGCCTTCGGCTTCTCGGGGGGCGTCTCCTCGAGCTGCGCGGGCGGTGTCCCCTGCAGTAAGGGTTCGAGGCGGTCGGCCAGGGCGGCGTTGAAGGAGTCGGACCGGCCCGAGGCAGCGAGGTAGATGGGGCCTGGGCACGTGGCGCATCCGGCTCGGCCTTGGCGGAAGCCTTCGCAACAGGCGGAAAAGTCGGGTTCGCCGTGGCCATGGGGGCAGGTGATGGTGGTCATGTCAGGTCCTGGATGTGTGACGCGGCGAAAGCCGGATGCGGGACCCGATCACGGGCCGGGGGCGGGACGAACGAAGAACTGCGACGAGCAGCACCACCAGTCCCATGCCGATGAGCGTCAGGGCGTCGTGGATCATGCCGACTCCTTCGGGGTTCCGATGCTCACGGTCACATCAGGTTTGGATCTGGATGTAATGACGGCGCCGGCCTCATTTTTTCCTTTCTTGCGGGACATGGTGACGGTAGTGCCGTTTGCGTAGTGCATGACCACGCTGTCGCCGTCGGCCCCCTTTTCAACGCTGCGGACGCCGTCTGCCCGCAGGGCCAGGGCGAGGGACACGGTATTTTCGGCGGCGGCGACGCCCAGGCGGCCGCCGCCGGTCTTACGGACACATCCGTCCGCAAACACGTCGTCGCGCTCCATCTGTTCGATGAGCCGGGCGGCCTTATTGAAGCCGATGCGGAAGTGGCGTTGCAGGCCCGATATGGAGGCTGTGCCCTGGGCCCGGGCGAATTCCAGGGCCTGGGAGTAGGTTGGGTCCGTGGTGGTGTCGTCGGCCACGGGCAAGGGCCGCCGGGTGGGCTTGGCCTTCCTGGGGGCCTTGTCCTTTGGCAGCAGGCCCTTGTCCCGCAACCAAGTCAGGTACAGCGTGTCCCACGTCGCAAACAGGCGTTCGAGGCTCAAATGCTTGTCCGCGAACGATCCGTCGGGATCCTCGCGATCACTGGTCCAAAACGTGGTGTCCACGCGCATGGCGAACGTCTCGCCCCGCACGCGGACGTGATATTCGCCGCCTTCGATGGTCATGAGGATGGTGGCCTCGACGACGCGGTGATTGCGCGCCAGGGCCTCGGTGACCTCATTCGATTCGCCCGTGGCGGTCAGGGTGAGGGATTTTTCCGAGTCGGCGACGACGACGCGCTCAAAGACGACTTCTACATCCTTGCCGGATACATCCAGGGTGTCGCCGTCGTGGGAGTACAGCCACGTCAGGAAATCCTGGCCGACTGTCAGGGGGCAGTTTTCGCCGGGAAGAATCGGCGTGAACGGCACGACGGGGTTGATGGAGCAGGTGAACGTGAGTTCGAAGAGCCGCCGGAACAGCTCGAGGTGCCGGACCGTCGTCGAACAGACCCAAATTTCGCCGGTCCCGGGCGTGGTCCATACCACGTCGGCCAGCGACGGCACCGGCGCGGTCTGGGACAGTAGCGACAGGCGTACGCGGTCGCGCACCTGGGCCTTCTCGTCCTTGCTCGCAAAGGGGATGAGGACTTTCTTCATGACCTCTTCCCGCTTGCGCTCCAGGAATTTTTTGACTTCCTGCCGGGTCCGGACCTCCAAGAGCTTGCCCGGCACGCTGCGTTTGTCCATGCGGAACGTCCAGGCCAGATGCGCCAGCCGCTCGGGCGCGGACGCCGTCCACTGGTTGTCCGTGGGGTCGTCCATGTTCACCCAGCCGTAGGATTCCTCGTCGGGCAGGGTGTCGATGGAGCGGAAGCCATTCCGGGCCAGATGCTCCGTTGCCTGCTGCAGGGTGGCGCGGTCGATTTCCTGGCCGACGGGGCGGAACCGGGTGATGGGGCAGGATCGTTTGAGGAACGGCATCAGGCGCTCCTTGCTGGCACGAGGGTGAACACGTCCCGGCCGCCGTGGCCGTCGATGACCAGAAGGCGGTTTTTGAGCTCGCCCAGGCTGGAGCCGGAAAACGTGTAGATGGCGCCGCGCGTCAGGCACCGGGCGGTCAGTCTGTGCCGCTGGCGGTCATAGGCGTAGTAGGCAAATTTGGAGCCGATGATCAGTTTCCGCGACATGTTTCCTCCCTGTCCCCGGTCGGCGTGGCCAGCATGCGGCCGTCCGCCGTATGTTTGCGTTGCAGGTAGGCGTAGGGGGCCAGCGTCCCCAGGATTGCCCGGCGGTCCCCGTAGGAGAGCCCGGCCCGACTGGCCAGGGCCTGGATGCGCGCCACCACGTCGTCGATGGCGTCGGGCAGGGGGATGTCGCCGGGCGCGGCGGTCATGCCGATTTTCCCGCCGCCAGATCCGGGCGGGCGATGTCGTAGCAGCCGCCGGAGCCGAGGCCGTCCACGTAGGCCTGCATCTCCAGGCAGCGATCCATGGTCCTGGGGTCTTCGGTCGCCGCCTGCCGGATGTTCAGGCGCAGGGCCAGGAGGGTCATCCGGCTGGGCAGGCAGATCACGGGCATGATGGGCATGGCGGCCTCCGTTATGAGTGTTCGAGGTGCTCCCTTCGGAGTCCTCGTCGGATCAAGAAAATGTGGAGTCGTTGACCCTGATGCCCTTCCAATACGAGCGAGGGCCGTCCATTCGGATTGTGAGGCCCAGGGCCTTGAAAACATCTTCAAACTGTGTGCGGTTGGCAGGGGGCTGAAACCCGTTCTTTTTTGCCCATTTCGCATAGGCCTCGTAGACATAGGGACAAGGCGTTATGAAATTCTGTTCTTTGATACATTCCTCATTGAGGAAAAGTTGTGCGGAATCGCTATAATCCTGGATCGGGGAGGGTTGTCCGTCTCCCTTGCTTTCGGGGGCATCCAGGATGGTGAGCGCGGCGTCGAGAAGTTCCGGAGTCAGGGGGTCGACTTGGTCATCACTCTGCCAAAGAATGTTCACGGCCAGGCATTCAAGACGGTCCGGAATCAGTTCTTTCCGGCGAATGCTGGCGGCCAGATGGCCTGGATGCTCTGCCGATATGCTGATGTTGGTGTAAAGCCGGAGCATTCCGCCGTTCGGCCGGATTTTGACCTTTTGATACTCTCCACCAAGCGCCCCAAGTTCGTATCCATGCCGGATCAGAGTCGCATGGTACGGTTTAACGTCTATTTGCAGAGCGGATGTCCAATCGGCCAGGAAAGGATCGATCGGAACATTAACGGGCATGTCGCCGGGTTGTGTGGACATGGCTCCTCGCTTTGTTTTGGGGCCTGCCTGTGCGTGACAGGCCCCATGTTGCAACGGGCGGACGGCCGATTCCGGCTACACACACCCAACCGTGGAAGGTTCGCTTCAAGTTTCGCTCTCGGTCTCCCGCATCGTGTCCCCTACTGATCCGACCGCCTGGCTGTGCCCCCTTGGGGGGCCTTGACCGGCCCGCTATGCGGTGGCCGTCGTTCGGAGTGTCTCACGGGATGGCCCTACAAATATCGAATTAGAAATTTGCGTCAACAAAAATAATCTATTTAGCGAGTGAATTGCAAAAAAAAAGCCGCAGATGCGGCAATTTTCAGGAAAACCTGGGGAAGGGAAAGGCTAGCGGCGGGTCAGATCGGCCCACAGGCCGACGACGCGGCCGATGATGGGCTTGCTGTAATCCCCCAGGAAGTCATCCTGGAGAAAATAAGTATCTGGCGGATATTCTTGAGAATTCAGAGAATAGAAGGTGATCATCTCACGGCCCCGGCGGCTGTGCAGTTGGACCTTCTTGATGGCTTCGCCGCCGTCGGGATCGCGAATTAGAAACATGTCGCTGCCGCGCCGGGGATCAGTGTCATGCCGGTCAACGAATACCATGTCCCCGGCCAGGATCAGCGGGATCATCGACCGTTGGCCCTGGGCCACCCGGATCGCCAACAGGCCAGAACGCCCACGTACCAGGGGATCCGTGATGTCCACGGCAACCCACGATTGGATGCGCTCGTCAGGGATCAGGCCTGGACCGGCCGCCGCCTCGGTAGTGACCACGGGCACGGCCTTGAACTTGTCTACCGGCTGGTCCGTGGCGGGAGATTCGGAGTTGTTCAGCAAGTGCAGGATTTTGACATCCCTAAGCGCGATGCCGTCTTCGTCGGGGAACACCAAGCGCGCGCCGAGCCGCTCCAGCCAGCCGAGGTAATCCTCGGCGTTCGTCTGCTTGCCTTTGAGGGTCTTGCAAAACGTCGAATAGTTAGCCCTGGCCGTCGCGGCCATGCGTGTTTTTCCGCCCGGACCCGTGGACAGCCGCTCGAGCCAGGCGAGGCTTTTGTCGTACAGAGAGGGCATAATGCCATTGTCTATCGGGCGTGGGGTCATTTCGCAAATTTCTGATTTGATGATTCGAGTTGACATGATTTGCTAATTAGCTATTTTCCTGCCCCATGGACCGACGCAAATCCCTTACCGAGGCCATGGCCACGCTGGGCATGACCATCCCGCAATACGCCGCGCACTGCGGGGTGTCCCAGTCCGTCATTTACAAATTCCTGCAGGGCCTGGACCTGCGGCTGTCCACCTGGGACAGGATCGACCCGAGTCGCCTGCCCCAGGGCCCGCCAGGTCACGACGCCAACCTACCTGCCCGGCGGCCGGTCGCGAGGATAATTTCATGATAAAAGTGGACGAAGACGTGCCCTTGAACACGTGGGGCTTTTTCCAGTTGTCCATTGAACTCCTCGACATCTCGGGCCTCGCCCGCATCCACCGCAAGAGCCACGACGCCATATACAAATACGCGCGTAATCCGGACCGCTTCCCCGAGGGCGAGGTCCGCCAGGATCCGCTACGGCGCATGCTGATCCAGTGCGCGGATGTGGTGAAGCTGGGAGGGGCCAGGGGGCAGGCGGCGGTGCGGGTTGTGGCCGCAATGTTCGCGGCGTTGGTGGAGTGCGAGGTCATGCCTCGCGAGGCTGTTCGGCCTGATTGTGCGGACGTACCGGGCGAGTGCCTCGACGACTATCCGCCTGTGGTCAGGTTGCACGAGATGATCCGCGAGGGTGCGCCCCTGGAGGCGGTACAGGATCAGTTCCGGGTGGTGGTGCGCGAGCTGCGGGAGACAGTCGCGGCCTACACGGCGGAAAGGGGCGGTCAATGATTCCGCATGGTTGGCATCATGGCGCGCCCCCCTCGCCCCCCAGGACAGGCGTGGCAATGGTCCCATGCTCCATGGGGCGTTCGCGGGTCCTTCCTGGCCTTCCCTTTATGCGGAGCGGCAGAGCCTCAAGGATTCACGAAATTTGATTACACAGAATTTACTGCACTTTTGCATAGGCCGTAGCTGTGTCAATGTTATGACATGGGGTCGTGATGCCTAGAGAAAAGGTTGATGAGCTTGAGCGGATACAGCTCCAGATGCGCAGCCGGGCTGAAGCCGAAGAGGCGATGTATGCCAAAAAAGACACGGCGAGCGATACAGTCTCGTCGGACTTTTTGGCACGCTGTGCAGAGGACGGGGAAAGGGGCGCAGCAGAGATTTTTCGGCGATTGTACATGACGTGGAATGGATCGACGGCACCAGAAGCATACAAAAAAAAATTGCTCTTCTGTCCTGACCCCGATCTTGGCTGGCACTGGTGGGACGGACATCATTGGAACCAGGACAGATCAAAGCGTGTACTGGAGGCACTGGACGGTGTCGTCGAGATCATACGCCAGGAATCAACGAGGCAGTGGGAGCGGTTCCGGAAAGCGAAAAATGATGGTGATGACGAGGAAAAGAAGCTCGCTGGTCGCCGAGCTGGAGCGCTTTGGAGGATGTCGAATGAATTGAACGGCACTCGCAAGAGGGGCAATATCTTGGACATGGCCAAGGCTGGCCGCGACGCTCCACCCTGGGACAGATCCCCATGGTTGTTCCCGGCCCAAAATGGCGCGGTCGATCTCAAAACCGGACGTCTCATGCCTGGCCATCCCTCCGATTATCTGCGCGGCGGAGCTCCTACGCCATACAAAGACGATGCGACGTGCCCGCAATGGGAGCATTTCCTCTCACAGGTTATGGGGGGGGACGGGGAAATGGTCACTTTTTTAAAGCGTGTCCTGGGGTATGCGATTACAGGTCTATCAATTCACCATAAATTTTTCGTGTTTTGGGGTCGGTCTCGGAATGGGAAGGGGACTCTGATCGAAACAATCCGTAAGGTGTTGGGTCCGGCATTGGCTGGGCCGATCATGGCTGAAATGCTGCTTGACCAGGGGCGGTCGCGCTCATCAGCCGCCGCCAGTCCGGACATTATTGATTTGATGGGTAAACGCATCATCTGGGCCTCCGAGACGGACGAAGGCCGCCGGTTTTCGAGCGCGGCCGTGAAGCTGATGACCGGCGGGGATACGCTCAAGGGGCGCCCGCTCCAGGGGGGGATGGTTGAAATCCAACCGAATCACAGCCTGTTCCTGCTGACAAACGAACGGCCAGACGCGCCTGCCTCGGATCAGGGTTTCTGGTCAAGATGTCTTTTGATCAAATTCAACGAGCGGTTTGTCGAAACCCCGCGCCTGCCGAACGAGCATCCCATAGACGTCCACCTGCCTGAAAAACTTGAATCGGAATTGCCGGGCATCCTTCGCTGGCTCGTGGAGGGCTGCTTGGAATGGCAGCGTGACGGCCTACGGCCTCCTACCCGTGTCGTCGCTGACACGGATGAATACCGTGGTGACGTGGATATATTTGGTCGATTCCTGGCCGAGGACTGCGTCAGAATCCCAGGGGCGAAGGTCCAGTGCGCCGAGCTTTACGGGCAATATGAAAAATGGGCGAAGGCCAACGGATTCAAGAAGCCCTGGAGCAGCATCAAGATTTCCAAAGAGCTCAAGGCCCGGGGCCTCAAGCAGTTTAAATCCTGTTATGTCTACTGGTTGGATGTGGAAATTAAGACAGAATTCAACGCCCACCTGTGCGTCGGTTGGGAGAATTTATAGGTGATCCCAGAAACTCTAAAGGAAGCTCCCATGGTTGAATGTCTTTTATTTTACATAGTTACGATGTCATATTGCCGACTTTGGGAGTATTTAGACTTTTTTATACATACACACAAAGAAAAAATAAAAAACAAAAATACTAGCGGTAATACGCCTATCGCGCCAAAAAACTCTAAAAACTCCCGCCCCGTTGCGGTTGGCCGAAATCCGGCCGTTGGAAACTCCCAAAAAGCTCTTATTTCCCGGGCCGAAGCTCCCGGGCGTGGCGCCTCCTATGGCAATATCCGGGGAGGATCGTATGGGAATAGCTGAACAAAAGCTCTCGCCAACCGAACGCCGGGAAATAGCCCTGACGCTTCTCCCCGGCGCCAAGGACGCGGCAAAGGGCCGCCTGCAGGCTAAGTGCCCGTTTCACGGCGATACGAACCCCAGCTTCTATTACTCGTGGCAGGAGGATTGGTATCGCTGCTACGGCTGCGACGAGCGCGGCGATCTGTGCCGCCTGTATGGCAGGCTCCATAACCTGGACGATAAGGACGGTTTCCGGGAGTTTGCCCGGCGCTATCTGGGGGGAATCGAGGCAAAGGGGCGGCGGGGGTACGAGACGCCGCCGCCGCCCAAGCCTGCCGTGCCCCCTGACCGCTTCACGCCTGGTGATCCTCCCCATGCCCCTGATGTCTGGGCTGACCGCGCCCTGAAATTTGCGGACTATGCCCATGAACAGCTTTTCGCGCCAGAGCATGCCCAGGCCCTGGATTATCTGCATGGCCGCGGTCTGACCGATGAGACCATCCGCCGATTCCGGCTGGGATGGAATCCCAAGGATTATTTCCGGCCTCGGCAAGCCTGGGGACTTCCTGGAGAGCGAAAGCCGAACGGTCGGTGGAAGCATATCCGGCTGGCCATGGGCTGGGTCATCCCGACCATCGTCGACGGCCAGGTCTGGCGGCTCAAGATACGGCAGACGCCAGAGGCGCTACGCAATCCAGAAGAGGCGAAATATCTCCAGGTTCCAGGGGGCAGCCAGCGGACATGGGTCATCGGCCCTGGCCGCCAGATATTCGTCCTGGTCGAAACCGAATTCGATGCGCTGCTGGTGCTCCAGGCCGCCGGGGATCTGGTGGGGGTGGTTCCGTTCGGATCAGCGGCCGCGAAGCCTGACAGGAACGCATTTCCGTTGCTGCAAAAGGCCTCGCTTTTGATCAATGCCCTGGATTTCGACAAGGCTGGTGGCGTGAATACCGGCTGGTGGTCGCAGCATTTTGGGCACAATCACGAGCGGTGCCCGCCGCCGGAGGGGAAAGATCTGGGGGACTATGCCCAGGCAGGCGGCGACCTGCGGGCCTGGATTCTGGCCTGCCTGCCGTCTCCATTGCGTCGTGTCATGCTGGACGCTGCTGACGAAAAAACGCCTCACGCGCTGAACGAAACCCCGGTTTCGTTGAACGATCAGGGTGTTTCTCTGGATAGTCCGACTCTGTCAGCTGCGCAGACAGCTCCCGGGACGGATAATTTTGCGCTTCCGGACGTGGACGCGCGTATGGGGCGGGAGATCGAGGATCCTGACCTGCGCAAAAACACGCTGGAGTTATCGATGCTTTTGCGGGTTACGCCGGAGATCACGGCTGTCGCATACCCGGGGGGCGGCATGGGTTTGCGCTGGCCGTCCGGATGGGATCGGGACCCCGGCAATGACGCCCGGTTGTGTCGTGTGAGCAGGCTGCTGATGGGTGAGGCAGGGGATGCGTACAGCCGATATGTCCGGCTGCAGGTTGTGAGTCCGGACACAATGCCCGGGCCGGTGCGAGGTGGAGCATGATGGAGAAATGTCCCCGATGCGAGGGAATGCACAGGGCGCTGTTATCTGCGGAGACGCGCAATATGGACCGCGAACGCTACGTCGTCGATCTGGAGCGGATCATTCGTGAAGTTCTCGCCCTGCGCGATATGCCCCCGTCGTTGTTAGAGCGGATCAAGCTGGTCTGCGGGGGGAGCCTGTGAGCCGCACCAAGTTCAGTTCCCCGGCGGAGGTGGCGGCTTATCTCCAGGAAACCGGCGTCTACAAGGTTTCGCGGCGGACCGTTTACAACCACATCAAGGCCGGATTTCTGAAGCCGGACGGCGACGGGCTCTATCCGTTCGGCGATGTGCGGAAGTATGCGGAAGCACATCTGCAGAAGCTGGCGGAACCTGCGGGTGAGACGGGGGACATGAACCGGGATCTGATTGCGGCGAAAACCGCCCGGGAGCGGGCGCAGGCCCAGCGGTCGGAATTTCTGCTGCAGAAAGATCGTAGGAAATATCTGCACATCGCTGACCACACGCTGGCCCTGGCCGGGCGGTGGCAAATGCTGCGCGATGACCTGGAGTCCCTGGCGACGTCCGCAGCTGGTGATGTGGTGGAGATGCTGGGGGGTGATCAGACCAGGATCGGCGAGGTGCAGGCCTACCTGCAGGGTGAGTTTCGCTCGTTCCTGGCGGGGTTCGCCAAGGCCCGCGATTTTGAGGTGCGCATGACCGACGAGGACGTGACCGATTTTCTGGTGGCGTTCAAGGGGCAGACGGATGCGGCCGATTAACGTTTCGTTGCGGGCTGCAGAGCGCCGGGTATGCGAGCCGCCGTCGGCGGCCGATCCGGCGGAATGGGCAGAGAAATATCGTACCGTTTTCGCCGGAGAGCGGGCCGGGCGCCCCTGGAATAACGATTTCACGCCATATCTGCGCTTTCCCATGCATGCCCTGGCCTGGGCATCCGTCCGGCGTATGGCGTTGGCATTTGTGCCCCAATCAGGGAAGACCCAGATTGCGCTGAATTTCTTGGGGTGGGTTGCCGACAACCACCCAAGCCCCACCATGTTGGTCATGCCGGATGAAGACGCCTCCAAGCGGTCCTTTGAAAAGCGGCTGCAGCCACTGTTCACCAGGACGGAACGGCTGCGGACGCTGGCCACGGGACGGGCCCGGGACATCGGATACGCAGGGGTCAAATTGGCGAACGGATTTGATCTGACCCTCGCTAGCGCCAAAGCAGTTTCCTCGATTGCGTCAGATTCTATCCGGTATGTGATTATGGATGAGACGGACAAATACGGAGATTTCGCCGGAAAGGAAGCCTCTCCCATATCACTGATTGAAGAGCGCACTCGCTCATATAGCAATACCTGCCTGATCATCAAAATGTGCACGGTCACCACTTCCAACGGATATATCTGGCAGGCGATAGAGAATGAATCGGACGTAGTCTACGACTACTACGTCCGCTGTCCGGTGCCGTTGTGTGGGGCGGACCAGCTTATGAAATTCGAACAAATCCATTTTCATGGGGTGGACGATCCCCGTGAAATGGTGCGGACCAGGGCCGCCAGATATGTCTGCGAGGCCTGCGGCAGCGAGTGGGATGACCGGTTGCGCAACCAGGCGGTGGCCGCCGGGGAATGGCGGCCGCGTATTGAGGTGGCCTCGCCCACGTCCGTCGGGTTGCATCTTCCGGCCTGGGTCAGCCGGTTCGTCAGCCTGTCCGAATGTGCGGCCGCAAGCCTCCTAGCAAAAACGAATACACTTAAAAAACAGTATTTTGTGACGCAAATTTGCTGCCAGCCATGGGAAGACGTGGTTCGTGACCCCGAAGAGGAACGTCTCGCCGAGCTCGTCGATGCGGACCTGGTTCCCGGAACGGTCCCCGCCGGGACCGTGGCCCTGACCCTGGCCGTGGACATGCAGCAACGGTATTTCCTTTATTCGGTCATGGCGCACGCGGTGCGGCCGGTCCGCCGCTCGTGGGTGATCGATTACGGCGACGTCGGAACCTGGGAGGAACTCCAGGTGATTTTTAACACCGCGTATCCCATGGCTGACGGCTCCAACATGGGCATCTGGCGGGGAGGCCTCGACACTGGCGGCAGCAAGGAAAAGGGCGAGGTCTGGTCCCGCACCGAGGAGGCCTATCTGTGGCTGCAGGACAAGTCCCGTCGCGGCCGGATGTTTGGCCTCAAGGGCGCGTCGGGGGCCCAGCAGAAAGCGGTGCGTCGCAGCGAGGTGGACGTGCTGCCGAAGAGCAAGCGGAAATTGGAACACGTTGTTGAACTGCGGACCATCGATACCGCCTATTTCAAGGACATCGTGGATGAACGCCTTAATGACCCGGATACCGGGCGGCCCATCCATTTTCATGCGGAGACGGATGCCGAATATCTGCGGCAACTGACGGCGGAACGCAAAGTCCGCGACGCCAAGGGCCGCGTGTCCTGGGAACAACGGGGATCACGGGCGAACCACCAGTGGGACGTGCTGGTGTATCATGAGGCGCTGTGCTCGGTGCTTTGGAAACCGTGCCTGGATTTGTTGCCCAGGCCGCAGCGCGTGCAGAATCAGGATCAACCGGTGAAACAAACCCGGCCTGTGCCCTCGCCACCGTCCGTCCTGGATTTGCGGGGCGGGTTGTCTGGGCGCGGATCGTGGGGGAGCGGGAGGTAACATGTCGCACGCCGTTTTGGATCGTGGACTCAAGCGCACCGAGGTCATGGCGATCCTGGGGATCAGCCAGGCGTCGTTTTATCGGCTCATAGCGGCCGGGAAACTCAAGGCCTACCGCATTGACGTCGCCTACCGGGTGCGGGCCTCGGAGGTCGAGCGATTTCGTCAGGATCACGAAGCGTGATTTTGCGCGTATTGTCCCCATTTGTATCGGATGCTTGTCAGACTGGCGTGCATACGATATCGGTCATCGAAAAATGGAGGGCATATGCGCAGAATCGCCGCTCGCACGGCGGCTGCGGTCTCTCTGGCGGTGTTGCTTGCCGTCGGCGTGGCTGCGGCCCAGGGTACGCTGTTTCATGGCAACGTGAAATCGAAAATCTTTCATCGTCAGGGATGTCGCTACTTTGATTGCGCCTCATGCACCGCTGTTTTTCAGTCCCGGGAGGCCGCCGTCTCCGCCGGTTTTCAGCCATGCAAAGTGTGCAATCCGTAGGAGTGATCATGCTAAAGACATCCTTTGTGGCGTTTTTTTGCGCATTTCTATTGTCATCGGTCAGTTATGCGGCTCAAGTTCAAGGTGGCATTAATCCGCTTACTGGACAACAGCTTCAATATGAGACGATTGATGGCTGGAAAAAGGATAATAAGACAGAGAACAACGTGTCTCCGGATGAAAGCGAGTCAGACCGTGAGAAGAGATATTTTGACGAGTATTCCGAAAAGGCTATACAGGGCGACTATCAGGCCCAGAGAAATTTAGCATGGTTATACAGCACATCAAAAAATCCATTCATTGCTAATCTTATGCTTGGATGTGCGTGGTATAAGCTGATTTTGCTATCAGGAAGTCCAAAAATTAATGATGGCGACATCGGAAATGTCAAGGTCTATTGCGGGAAACTCTCTCCCGAACAGCAGGCAGTGACCGAACAGCAGGCGTTGCATCTGTATCAGGAGATATACCAGAAGTGACGCCCCGCGTGTCCATTTTTGAGGCGTTATTATCCTCGCATCAAAGATGGATGTCGGGCATGCTGAACAATTTTGTGCGTGGCGCAGAAACTTTCTAAACCGTTATCAACCGTTATCAAACGCACGCGCGTGATTTGCCGATATCCGGTATCTGGTCGGCATGAACACCGACACCGGAACCCTGCTTCGTGATGCCGCCATTCTCGCGGACGTGCATACCGTCGAGGAACTCCGGGATCGTCTGGAACTTTGGAAGGCAGCGGAAGCCGCAGTAGCCACCAGCCAGTCCTATCAACTCGCCGGTCGGGCATTGACCCGGACCGACGCAGCCGAAATCCGCCACAATCTTCTCCTGTATTCCCGGGCCGTGAAGCTCGCCTCCCAGAGAACCATGGGAGGCGGCCCGCGCTTCGTCCCCACACGCTTCACCGGAGGGCTGGCCGATCATGGGTAGCCGTCCATCCCGCCGCATGGCCGCCACGGCCGCCGCTGTCCGCCCGTATCGCTCCAGGCCCGTCCGTCGTGTGGCGGCCGGGCACGCAGGGACCATGGCTGGCTGGCATCCCGTCAGGATCGGCAACCAGCAGTCCGCAATGGATCGTCAGGCCCTGGTGGACCGGGCCGAGGATCTGGCTGCCAACGACGGGCATGCCGCCAGCCTGATCGACACCAAAACTTTGAACATTTCAGGCTGGGGGCTGGCTCCCCAGAGCCGTCTGCGGGCATCGGATCTGGACCTGTCGCAGGATGAGGTCCGGAAGATTCGACGTGACCAGGAGCGGGCCTTCCGCCTCTGGTCACGGGAGGCCCACGCCGCCGGGCAACTGCATTTTTTCGACATGCAGGGGCTGGCCATCCGGGACGCCCTGCGCAGCGGCGAATTTTTGTTTCTGTCCAGGATGCTCGACGATCCCGGCCGCCGCTTTTCGTTCGCTTTGCAGGACGTGGATCCCTCCAGGCTGTGTTCCCCGTTCGCCTGCCTGGACGATCCGAACCTGCGGGACGGCATCGAGATTGAACCTGCCACTGGCGCGCCCGTCCGGTATCACATCAAAAACCCGAGCGTCGGGGCGTACGAGATTGAGCAATGGCAGGCCGTCGACGCCCGGCGTGGGCACAGGCGACTTGTGTTCCACGGCTATCGGTACAGCCGGGCCGAGCAGTGGCGCGGGGAACCGGCCCTGGCCCCGGTCGTGAAGCTGTTCAAGGACAAGTACGATTTCCTGGACTACGAGGTCGTGGCCCAAATTCTGTCATCCTCGCTTCCCATGGCGATCAAGACCGCCCTGGGAGGCATGGGCCTGGGAGGCGAGGGGGAAGAGTCGCCGCAGCGTGTCTTTCATCAGCGCATCAACCCGGCCCAGATCCTGTACCTGAACGAGGGCGAAGAGGCGCAGATGCTGCAAAGCAATCGGCCGGGGAACAATTTCGAAGGGTTTTTCCGTCTGATCCTGCGCACCATCGGCGCCGCCGCCGGAGTCCCCTACGAGCAGCTTCTCAAGGATTATTCCCAGACAAATTACAGCTCGGCCCGGGCCGCACTTTTGGAGTTCTGGCGGGTCTGCACGGAATACCGGGCATGGTTCTTCCGACAGTTCTGCGACCCCATCTGGTCCTACGTCCAGGAGGAAGCCCTGCTGCGCGGATACTGGAGCATCCCCGGCGGCGACATCAACCGGTTTTACGCCGACATGGATCTCTGGACCGCCGTCTGGTGGGCCCCGCCGCCGCGCGGCTACGTCGATCCGCTGAAAGAAATCCAGGCTGCCGAACGGTCGGTCGCCATGGGCTTCCTCTCCCATTCCGACGTTATCGGCGAACAAGGACGGGACGCCGAAGAGGTGTTCGACCAGATAGCCGAGGACCGCAGGGCTTTGGCGGAGCGGGGCATTGTCATCACGGCGGCCGGGTCGGCGTCGAAACAAGACGAACCCGTGGAAGACGATTTCGCTGACCGGTTCGCCGTCCCCCATGGCGCGGCCGCTGAAGGAGCACAGGCATGCCGATGATTCCCGCACAATGGCTCATGGAGCCGGACGCCCTGACTTGGTGGTTGCGTCAGTCCTCGGATCGCCTGCGGCTGGGCGCGTCGCTGTTCCTGGATTTCGACCCTGCCCGGGCCAGGCCCTACGAGCTGCTGGATGGCGGCATCGCCGTCATCCCCATCGCCGGGCCGCTTTCGAAGGCGGATAAATGGTGGTCCATGGGCGGGAGCTATCTGGTCGCCAGCAACCAGGTGCGTCAGGCCCTGACCGATTCCGCCGTCAAGGCCCTCTTGCTCGACGTCGACAGTCCCGGCGGCGAATGCTCGGGCGTGCAGGAGCTGGCGACGAGCATCGACTCGGCCGATGCGGTCAAACCCGTCTACGCCTGGGCGGACGGGACGTGCTGCTCGGCCGCCTATTGGCTGGCCTCACGGGCGCGGACCCTGGCCGTAACCCCGATTACGTACGTCGGCTCAATCGGCGTTGTCGGGGTGCACCTGGAGATATCCAAGGCGGCCGAATCGGCCGGATACACGTTCACGGTCATCAAGTCGGGCAAGGAAAAGGCCTTCGGCAACAGCTACGAGCCGCTTTCGCCCGAGGCGTTGGCGTCGATCCAGGGCAGGATGGACGGCATTTATTCGCTTTTCGTCAGTGAGGTTGCGGCTGCCCGTGGCCTGGATGAGGCAAAGGCCCGCGACTGGGCCGACGGCCGGGTTTTTCTGGCGCAGGAAGGGTTGGGGGCCGGTCTGATCGACCGGGTTCAGAACAGGGATGAGTTTCTGGCATCCATACGGGAGGAAATTATGGATAAAAAGGTGCAGATGCAGATCCCGGGCGGCCAAGCCGCCCAGGGCGCCGGGCCGTCGGCGGAGGCTGCGGCCTCTCCGGATGTTGCAGCCATCACCGCACAGTCCGTCCAGTCCGGGCGCGACGAGGTGCTGGCCCTGGTGGGCGTGGTGGCCGGTGAAGATGTGAAGGCTCGGGTCGAGACGGCCATGGCCGCCGGTCTCACCGGTGAATCGCTGGCCGCAGCTGCGCTGATCGTAGGAGCCTCCAGTTCCGGCGGGGAAAGCCCGGCCGCAGCCGCAAAGCCCGGGGCCATGCTTGACGCCCTGCGGCGTTTGGACGCCGACGGCGTCAAGCATGGCGCCAAATCGCAGGGTGCGGCCTCGAATGCCAACTATCTGGTGGATCACATGGCCAGGCAATTCGGAGGTGCGAAATGACCATCCTGACCGAAAAGTATCGTCTCCCGGACGTCGTGCGCCGGGAACTGCGGGATTTCTCCCGCGATCAGGCCGTGTTCACCGGTGGGCTGGTGGCCTTGTGCGGCGTCGTCGGCCGGGTGACCAAGGGGGCGCCGGCAGCCGCAGCCGATGCGGGCAACACCGGGAATGGCGCGATCTCCAATCTGGCCCTCGGAGGCTTGGCCGAGGTGGGCGCCTATCGTCTGGTCTGCGCCGAGGCCGTGGCCGGGGCGGGTGTCTTTCACGTGATTAGCCCGCGCGGCCAGCGTCTTGAGGACGCCATTGTCGGTGCGGCCTATGCCTCGCCGCATCTCGCGTTCTCCCTGGCCGACGGGGCTGCCGATTTTGCCGTCGGCGACGAAATCACGATTACGGTTCCGGCCGGGAGCGGGAAGTACAAAAATATCGATCCGGCCGCCGTGGACGGTACCCAGGTGGCCGCCGGTCTGTCCATCGACGTCTACGACGCCCGGCTGTCGGATGTGCGCGGCGTGGTCATCAACGGCCATGCGGTGGTGATCGGCGACATGCTGTCTTGGCCGACAGGCCTGACCGCCGCCCAGAAAAACCAGGCCCTGGCCGAACTGGCCGCTCTGGGCGTCAAATCCAGTGTGGGGGTCTAAGCCATGCCCATGATCAATCCGTTCGACCAGGATGCCTTCAGTCTGGTCAGCCTGACCACGTCCATCAACATCGTTCCCAACACCTACGGGCGACTTTTGACCGGGAACATCTTCGCCCATAAGCCGATCTCCACCACGTCCGTGCTGATCGAGCGCAAGGGCAACATCCTGACCCTGCTGCCGTCCCAGCCGCGCGGGGGGCCCGGGTCGCAGTCCCGTCACAGCGGCCGGAACATGGTCTCGCTGACCGTGCCGCACATCCCCATGGAAGACGTGATTTTGCCCCAGGCGTTTCAGGGCGTGCGGGAATTCGGCACCGAGAATTCCCTCAAGACCCTCTCGTCGATCATGAGCTCCTTTTTGATCGACAATCACCGCAAATTCGAGATCACCTGGGAGTTCTTGATGTGGGGCGCCATCAAGGGCCTGATCCTGGACGGCGACGGCGAGACCGTCATCGAAAACTTGTACGCGCGGTTCGGCATGCAGCAGAAGGTCATGTACTTCGACCTGGACAACGACGCCACCGACGTGGGCACAACGTGTCGCGAACTGTGCCGCTACATTGAGGAAAACCTGTTCGGCGACGTGTCCACGGGCGTTCGTGTCTTCGTGTCCAAGGAATTTTTCGACAAGCTGATCACCCATCCCAGCGTCGAAAAATTCTATCTGAACCAAGTGCGCGCCGCCGAGCTCATCAGCAAGGACATCCGCAAGGGCTTCACTTTCCACGGCGTGACCTTCGAGGAATTCGGCGGGCAGGCCCCCAGCTCCCAGGGCGAAGTCCTCCGCTTCATCAACGAGGGCGAGGGGCACGCGATCCCCGAAGGGACCATGTCCACGTTCCAGATGGCCACGGCCCCCGGCAACTTCATGGATACCGTGAACACCATGGGTGAGATGCTCTACGCGCGCCAGGAACTGAAGGATTTTAACCGGGGCGTGGATCTGTGGTTCGAATCGAACCCGCTGCCGTACTGCACCCGGCCCAACGTCCTGGTGAAATGCGTCGCTGGCGCGGATCCCGAGGCCTAAGATGTTCCCGGCTGACGTCAAACACTTCAAGGCCCGCGAGTGGCGGCATGATCCGGACCGGGTGTCGCCCGATCTGGTGCTGTCCATGGACGGTGTCCGGGAAAAGGCGGGCGTCCCGATCCGCATCAATCAGGCCTGGGATACGGATGGGCATGTCCCGGGTTCGGGGCATTACGACGATCCGGCCACGGCCGTGGATTTCGCGTTTCTTGGCCTGACGTACCGCCGTCAACTGGATCTGCTGGATGAGGCCGGGTTCTCCGGCATCGGATTCTATCCGGACTAGCAAATGCCCGGCTGCACGCCGACCAGAAAGCGCGTCCGGTGCGGGCGTTCTGGGTCTGCCGCAAGGGCCAGTACGCCTATTACCGGTCGGCGGAGGAACTGGCCGTGGCCATGGGCTGGCACGAAGCCGCCCCGGCCATGGCACACGTGGACCTGATCCATACCGTGTCCGCCCGACATGGCCTGCCGTGGGAACTAGTGCTGGCCATGGTCCGGCAGGAATCCGGCGGCAACCAGCACACCGTGCGATTTGAGCCGGAGTTTTTTCGGCGTTACATCGACGGGCGCGAGTTGGGATTCCGGCCGGAACATTGCTCGAAGGCCACCGAGGCCTACGGCCGGGCGTTTTCCTGGGGACTGCTCCATATCATGGGGGAGACGGCCAGGGAACAGGGGTTTTCGGGGTGGTTTCCGGAATTGTGCGACCCGGAAACCGGCCTGGAATGGGGCTGCCGCTATCTGGCCGATCTGCGCAGGCGCTTTGGCGGCGAGGGGTGGCCTGTCGTGGTCCGTGCTTACAACGCCGGGTCCGGCGGCCGGAACAACCAGGACAACAACTATCCGGGCGAGGTTTTGGAAAAGCTCGGCGGGAGGTGGCCGGATGAATCTGCGTAAAATCCTGTGTCATGTCGCGAACCCTCTGCACGTGTACTGCCGGTTGCGCGACATGGGGATACCCAAGCTGCGCTCCAGGCGTTTGGCTGCGGTCTGGGAGCGTTGCGTCGCCCGCCCGCTGGGGGTCGTGTCTCTGGCCGTGCTGCTGCTGACGGTGGTCGCCCCGGCATCCGCCCTGGCCAAACATCTGCATCTGGAACGCGCCTACCAGCAGGTCTGGTGCGAGCGGCAGCAGGGGGCCATGGAGGTCCGCCTGCCCGGCGGCCTGCGCATCGACTGCGAGACGGCCACCCATGCCGTCGAGGTCGATTTCGCGGCCAAGTGGGCCGAGGCCGTGGGGCAGGCCCTGGCTTACGGCGCGGCCACGGGGAAGCGGCCAGGGATCCTGTTGATTCTGGAAAAACCCTCGGATGAGACGCATTTGGCCAAGTTGCGGTCGGTCATCACCACCTACGCGCTGCCGGTGGACATCTGGCTGATCGAACCGGGCGAGGTCGGGCAATGAACAGGATGCAATCCGCCTGGCGTCTGGCGCGGGGCCTGTCCGTCTCGCGGACCGGACGCGCGACCGGCTGCCTGTATCTGCTGCTGTCCGCCGTGCAGGTGCTCGTGTCCATGGGATGGGTGGACCCGAGCGGAAAAATGACCCTGCGCCTGTGGATCAACGGCTACATCCTGGACGTTCCGGAATTCAATCTGTGGTGGGTCGTGTCGGCCGTCGGCGGTGTGGCCGCCAGCTGGGGCCTGTACGGCCGGGCTCTGGCCGCCGGGCCGCTGGTTTCCCGGGAGGTCCCCGGGCCTGCGCCGGAAGCGGGAGAGCCGGAGACTCCGGCATCGGAATCGACACCCGATGAGCGGCCGACCCCGGTTGGCCTCATGGCCCCGGCGGGCGCCGGTCTGGGACAAACCTTTTTGCGGGAGGGATGAGTCATGGCGAGGCTGCTGCTTATGCTGATTCTCATGGCGTGCGCGGGCTGCGTCGGCATCATGCCCAACCGGACCGCCGATCCGTCCGGAACCGATGTCGAGGCGGCCGCCGGAGCCGACTGGCTGCGGTTGTCCCTGGACCGTCTGCGCCAGGGCATCGACGCCATAGAGCCGCACGATCCTGTCGAAGCGGCCAGCCTGGACAGTGAATATGCGGCCGCTTCCGCTGATTGCGAGGCAGCCGAGCAGGCCGTCGCCGCCGGGGCGCCCGAGGCGAAATCCATCTGGCGGCGCGCCCGGGAGTCCATAGGCCGGTTGGCCAGGGCCTGCCTGCCGATCGCCCTGAAATATGGCCTGGGCAGGATATTCGTCCAGGCGGCGGGCTGACCATGCGCATCCTCTCCCTGTCCGGCGGCGGCATTCGCGGCTATCTCCAGGCGCGGATCGTGGCGGCGATCGAATCCGCTACGGGCCGCAGCGCCTGTCAGTTGTTCGACCTGATCGTCGGCACCAGCACGGGAGGCATCCTCGGGGCAGGTCTCGCCCTGGGCTTCCCGGCCGGGGACATGGCGGCATTCTACCGTGACCACGGTCGCGGCATTTTTCGCAAGTCGCTCACCAAAAAACTGCGGTCCGTCTGCGGGCTGGCCGACGAGAGCTATGGCTCGACGGGCCTGGAAAAAGGCCTTGCCGCCGTGTTCGGCGACGCGGCGCTTTCGCAGGCCCGCACCGGCCTGTGCCTGACGGCCTACGATATCGAGAGCCGTAGGCTCGTGTTGTTCAAATCCTGGAAGGCGACGGCCGATCCGGCCCAGGATCACCTGCTGACCGTGGCCTGCCGGGCCACGGCCGCCGCGCCGACCTATTTCGAGCCTGGCATGGTCAAAACCGATACGGGCCTCATGCGGGCCTGCATCGACGGCGGCGTGTGGGCCAACAATCCGGCCATGGTGGGGCTGGTGGAGGCCATAAAGCGGGGTGTGGCGCCCCAGGATATTCGGATGCTGTCCATCGGCGCCGGGTCCGAGGATCGGCCGTACCTGCTGTCCGATGCGCGCGGATGGGGGCTGGCCGGTTGGGCGCGTCCGCTGCTTGACGTCCTTTTTTCAGGACAGGCCGCTGCCGTCGATTACCAGTGCCTGCAACTCCTGGGCGACCAGTACGTCACCCTGCAGCCCACCCTGGCCGAACCGATCCCCCTGGACGCTGTGACGCCCCGGGCGTTCACCATGATGGAATTCCATGCCGGGCGCGTCGTTGACAGCGGCGACTACCGGCGCGGCCTGAATCTGCTGGAAGGGGGGGCGTAATGCTCAAGACGGCGGGCGAATATCTCCTGGGGTCTGTGCAGGATCTGCTGGGATGTTACGGCCTGAAGGTGGGCGGCTCCATGGTCGGGTTGGCCTGCCTGTGGATAGGAGGCCAGGACCGGCTGATAGAGGGCCTGTTCGGTCTGATCTGCCTGGATTTCGCCCTGGGGTTCGCCCACGGCTGGCATCTCGGCCGTCTGTCCAAATCCAAATTCCTGGGCGGTCTCGCGAAGTTCGTCCTGTACTACGCCACGCTTTTGTGCGCCTCGCTGCTGGATTCCGTCCTGAACGCCAAAACAGAGGCCATCTGGCACGCACAGTTCCGGGATTTCCTGATCATCTATTTCTGTCTGCACGAGGCCCTGTCCATCCTGCAGCACCTGCATTTTTTCGGCGTACCGCTTCCGGCCGCGCTCATGAAGCGTCTGACAGACTACCGGGATTGCAAACTCTGGAAGGGGCGGGCGGTATGACGCTGCAGGAGCAACTGGCGGCCGATCTTGCCGTGTTCATTGATGCCCAGGGGTTTTCGCGGTCCACCATCCTGCAGGGACAGGACGTCCTGGCCGACCACGTCTCGGATTCGGCCCAGGCCCTGGACGAATGGCGCAAGCGGACCCAGGAACCTCCGGGCGTCGGCGTGCGTCTGTTGACCCTGCTGGTCGGGGAGTCGGATCTGAAGCGGCCGTTGGCCGAAGACGTCCTGGACGTGGATGGAGTGGAGTGGACCGTGTTGTCCACGTCGGTCGAATACGGCCTGCTGACCCTGCACCTCTACCGGCACGAGTCGTAAGATGCTCAATTTTTACTACGACATCCCCTCGTATGAGCGAGAGCTCGCCCCGCTGGTGGACCTGCCGGACAAGATGCCCGTGGCCCTGCAGCGGTCGCTGGGGAAGCTCCTGACAAAGCTCAAAACCGAGTTTGTCCGGGGAGTGTCGTCGGAAACCGTGTTGCCGCAGAAGCACGTTCGGGCCGGACTGTATCAGTCCCGTGTGACCTGGGAAGGGGACGGGGCGCAGGGCTACCTGGGAGGGACGAAGGGTCGGCAGTTGCTTTTCCGCTACAAGGTCAAGCCGTCCGGCCCGTCCGTGCGGCGGCCTCCGGTCGGGGCGTCGGCCCAGGTTCTGCGTTCGTCCGGTCTGGGGGTCATCCCTGGCTCGTTCCTGGCCCAGCTGTCGTCAGGGCATATCGGGGTGTTCCGCCGCAAGGACGGATCGCGCCGGATCAAGGAACTCACTGGGCCGTCCGTGCAGTTCTTTTTTCACCGGGACAGCATCCGGATTCCGATCGAGGATCAGTCGGATGAGTTGTTCGCAAAATTTCTGGCGCACGAAGTGGAATTCCTGCTCCAGCAGGCTGGATAGGAGGGCGTATGTCGTTTTTGCTGTTGTCCGACTTGCGGGATTACCTGACGGAGGCCCTGGCCCAGTTGCCGCTGTTGTCCCCGGAAAGCCGGGGCAACCCGGCCGCGCTGCGGCCGCCCCGGGTCCTGATCGGCGAATTGCCGCCGCGCAACCAGGGGGACAAGGAAGAGACGGCCTATCCTTTCGTGCTGATCCGGGGCCTTTCCGGAGAGGACTACGAGGACGGAACTCTGTGTGATGTCGCGATCATTTGCGCCGTGAGCGCCGCCGAACGGGGGGAGGCCATGGAGCACGAGATCCAGAACCTGCTGTCGTTCGTGCGCACGGCCCTGCTCAAGCGGCGGCTGATCGGCGGCCGCAATGAATTGGTCCAGGACAAGCAGGGCCGCCTGTTGTCCTGGCAGGTCTTTGAGGAGTTTTCGTTCCCCTACATGGGCGCCCAGATCAAGGGGCTCTGGCGCGTGCCCAGCATACAACTCACGGAGGAATCCTATGGATGAGAGCAGCAACATCGAAACGCCCATGGTGGACGGTAGCGCCGAGACGACAGCCGCCCCGACCGAACCGTCGATTTCCGAGGCGCCCGCCCATGTGATCTACGTCGGCCCGCGTCTGGTGCGGCCGTTTCCTGTGTCCGCCATGGCCGTGTTCCGTGGCCCCATGCCGCCGCCGCTGGCCCAGGCCGTTGCCGATGATCCGGAATTGGCCGCCTGTTTCGTTCCCGTGGCCGAGGCCGGGACCGCTCTCCGGGCTGTGAATCGCCCCGGGACGGCTCTCGCGCGGGCTGTGGCCGCCGTCCGTACCAAGTACCTGACCAGGAAGGAGGGATAGCCCATGGCTACCGGCTACCGTCATGGCGTTTACGCCAAACGTCTGCCCACCTCGATCATCCCGCCGCGCCGCACCACGGTGTCCATCCCGTTCGTGGTGGGCGTCGCCCCGGTCCACAAGCTGGCGGCCGACAAGCGCCCCATAAACCAGGTGAAGATGATCTTCACCTACGAAGAATTCGCCAACACCCTCGGCTGGGACGATGATGTGGCCAGCTACAATCTGTGCGAGTTCGCCAAGATCTTCTTCTCGCTCTACACGGTCACGCCCATGTTCGTGGTCAACGTGTTCGATCCGGCCGTGCATAAGACAGCCTACGAGAATATGGCGGGCACTTTCGACGCCGACGGCCTGCTGCAGGTGGGCCATTACGGCCTGACCGGGCTGGTGGTGAAATCCACCGACGGCCTGACCACTTACGTCGCCGGAACGGATTACGACCTGGACGGCCCCGGGGGAACCCTGACCCGCAAAACGGCCGGCGCCATCCCGGTAGGCGGAACCGTCAAAATGAGCTTCACCGCTGGCGACCCTTCCCTGGTCGACACGGCCGACATCATCGGCGGCGTGGACGGCGGAAAAAAGACCGGCCTTGAGCTGCTCGACATGGTCTTTCCCCTCTTTCGCGAGCTGCCGGGATTGATCGTGTCCCCGGGCTATTCGGCGGATCCGGCCGTGGCCATCCTCATGGCCGCCAAGGGCGCGAATGTGAATGGCCATTTTCGGGCCAAGGCCGTCGTCGATCTGCCGGAAAGCTGCGAAATCTATTCCGCCTGCCCCGGTTGGAAAAACGACCACAACCTGACCGACGAGAATATGGTCGTGTGCTGGCCGCGCCTCAAGTACGGCACGGAAACGCACTGGATGAGTTCGCACCTGGCCGCGCTCTACGCCAAAGTTGACGGCGACAACGAAGACGTCCCGTACGAAACCCCGTCCAACAAACGCTATCTGGCCGAGGGCGCGACGCTCAACGGCGCCGACGTGTGGCTGACCCCCGAAGAAGCGAACTATCTCAATGGCCAGGGCATCGTGACCGCGCTCAACTTCATCGGCGGCTGGCGCTGCTGGGGCGGCCGCACGGCCACCTACCCGGACAACACCGACGTGATCGACGCCTTCGACTGCATCAACCGGATGTTCGACTGGATCCAGAACACCGTGACCCTTACGTTCTGGTCCAAGGTGGACAAGCCGCTGACGCGGCGTCTGGTCGAAACCATCGTGGACAGTTGCAACATCTGGCTGAACGGCTTGGCGGCGCGCGAATATATTCTGGGCGGCCGCCTGGAGTTCATTTCCGACGAGAACCCGATCACGGATCTGATGGACGGCATCGCGCGATTCCACCTGTACGCCACGCCGCCCAGCCCGGCCCGGGAGATCATGTTCCTGCTCGAATACGATCCCAACTACCTGAACAACCTGTTCGGCCAGTCCTAAGGAGGCCAGCATGTCCATCATCAACAGGGTCCCGGAAAAACTCATCAACTACAAGGTCTATCAGGACGGCTCGGACCTGGTCGGCGTGGCCGACATTGACTTGCCTGACGTGGACCACATGGCCGAGACGCTGTCCGGGTCCGGCATTGGCGGCGAGTTCGAGTCGCCGACCATGGGCCACACCAAGGGCATGACCCTGAAGCTCAAGTTCCGGACGCTCTACCGGCCGCTGATGCTGCTTTTGACGCCCACGCCCAAGGTGTTCGACCTGCGCCTGTCCATCCAGGCCCTGGACGCGGGCAACAGCGAATACACCTCCTATCCCTCGCGGATCGTGGTGCGCGGCGTGCCCAAGAAAAAGGGCCTGGGTAAGCTCGACGTGGGCAAGAAGATGGACAACGAGATGGAACTCTCGGTCACCTATCTGAAGGTCTTCGTGGACGGCAAGGAAGCCATGGAAGTCGATCAGCTCAACTTCATCTACAAGATCGACGGCGTGGACGCCCTGGCCTCGGTGCGGGAGCACCTGGGCATGACCAACTAGCAACGGCTTCGCGCGGCTGCGGCCGCTGATCTTTGACAACCGAGTATGTGCTGTTCGCGTCCGGGGCTCCCGACAGCCGGGAGCCCCGGGGGAGGTGTTTGTTACAGAATTAAGATCAGATCCTTATGAACATATTCGTCAAGTGGGGGCGCCATTTCGGCCGACAAGGCGCAGGAAATCATCCCGGTCGATGGTTCTGATCCCAAGCTCAAGCGCTTTTTCCAGTTTTGATCCAGGGGCGTCGCCATACACGAGGTAGTCGAGTTTCTTGCTGACTGAACTGACCACCGTACCGCCAAGTTGCTCAACCCAGTTTTGGGCCGTGTACCGGGCGACGCCATACAATTCGCCCGTGAAGAGGACGCGCTTTCCCTCAAGGCTCTTGGTGGCCGTGCCGGGTGATGCCTCCATGGCAGGCGACTCCGGTGTGTTAACAACGGCCTCGACCCAATGGTCTTCGGTGATGATGGCGAGCGGCAAGCCATTGTCCCTGATCTCCATAGCCCGCATGATTTTTGTGCCGAATGTGGCGTGTTTCCAGTCTGGGTTCGCTGCCGAGCCGATGACGACATAGTGCGTCTTTTCCGTCACCCTCGGCTGCGCGTTTCCGTCGCGTTCCCGGACGGCCTTTTCGCATGCCGCACGTGGGCCAAAGGCAAAAAGGCCGGTGAAGACGAAGTTCCGCCCGGCAAACTCGACGGCGGGGGGCGGATCGTCAAAAGGGAGGCTGGCGGCGGGGGCGGTGATGGACTCCGACAGGTGCTGGCCGCGGCTTTCCTTCAGTAGGCTCAAGAGTTCCGCCGATTCATCGGCGTCAAGCACGCCGTCGCGGAGCATGTCCCGAAGCCTGGAAACCAGGACATTGCCCGGAAAGCACGTGGCCGCCTCCCGGTTTTTTTCCAGCCAGGCGCAGATGAAGTCCACTTCCTGCCGGTTGATGATGTCGTCGGCGGTGATCCCGGTGCAAATCCCGAGCAGCTCGTCGATCTTTCGTTGCTTGAGGCGTTCAAAGTCGCGCTGGATGTTCATGGCGTGAATCCCATTCAAAAGAAGCTGTCATGTTGTCGATACTGAAGGCGATCCTTGCGGAACTACGTGCGATTCGCGGGCTGCTTGAAAAGGAACAGGCAGCCCGCTCACGAAGCGCCGGTTAGGGTTTTTCCCGCTTGAAGAAGAATTCATAGGTAAATTCGCATTGTACACCATTTAAAATATCTGTCGTTGTATACCTCCTGTAGGATACCAGTTCCCATCCTTCACTCCCCATGGCGTTTAGAGCCGCGTTGAGTGACGGAAACTCCTTCATGGCCTCACCATCGCATCCCACGAAATAGCGACCTGTGGAGTTAACGGAGGCGAGGGTGCACGAGTACTCGAAGGTCTTCATCCGAAAATCCTCCTGTTCAGGTTGGGGCCTGCCCGGCCTGTGCCGATTGGCCGATAAAAATAGACGATTCAGTATCAGCCTGATCTGCAAAAGTACAGCGAACAGCACATCCCGGTTGCCCGGCGACACGTCCGGCGTGGTCCGCCACGCCCCGACATAACCAAAACCAGGAAAGGAGTATCCCCATGTCCGATCTCGAAAAGAAACCCGAAGGCGCTGTCCCGCCCGTCCAGGGCGCTCCCGTCCCCCCGCAGACCGCCGCCGCGATGGCCCAGCCCGCCCCGGCGGGGCAGCCGTCCGCCCAGGCGGCCCCGGCCGAGTGCACCGTGACCCTCAAGCATCCGTTCAAGGCCGGGGACCGGAGCGTCACCTCCGTGTCCTTCGCCCGGCGGCCGGTCGCCCGCGATCTGGTCCGGCAGTTCCCGGACGCGACCACCGCCGAGGAGCGCGAGCTGCACGGCATCGCGGTCCTGCTCGGCGTCAATCCCGAGGACCTCATGGAAATGGATGGCTATGACTACCTGGCCGTGCAGAAGAAGTGGGCCGCTTTTTTGGCCTGATCGGGGCACGCCTGGGCGACACGGTCACGCACGTCGCCCAGGTGATGCCCCGGCCCGAGGACGTCCGGATGATGATCGTGGCCCTGGCCTCGCGCACCGGATGGGGCCTGGGCGAATTGCTGGATCTGACGCTGACGGAATTGGTCGCATGGATGGAGGCGGCCCGGGATGTGGAACCGAGATTATGAGCGGGGGAAGCAGGATCTGATGAAATACGAAACGAAATCGACCCCGAGGACTACAAGACCGGCCAGAAATCCATGCCCGAACGCAGCCGGAATGTCCTGGATCCCAAACAGGGCCCGGATGGCGACCTCGCCGAGGAATACCAACAGGAAGACGGTGTAGGTCATGAGCAAGGCCATCGCTATTGGGTTGATGGTGAGCGCGGCGCTCGCGCCGGGCTTTACCACTGTATTTAAGACAGCTCGCGAACAGGCGCAAGGGTTAAAGACCGCTCTTTCCAACTCTCGGCTGGGAGCTACGGCTGCCGCCGACGTGGCCCGACTCGGTGCCCGGCTTGATAGGCTAAAGGCCTCCCAGGGCGCCCTGGGCTCGGACAACGTCAAACTGGCCAATCGGATCACCCAGACCCAACAGGCGTTGAGCAAGGCCCGGGCTGCGGCGAGTCAATATGGCGTCACTCTGGACAACGCATCTGCCAAACATAAGGCATTTGCCGCTTCTGCCGACAAGGCGACGCAATCGTTACATCGGTTACAGGCAGCCCAGCGGCGGAAAGCCGTCCGAGATGAGGCCAGGGGAGAATTGCTCGGGGTTGCGGGGGCGGCAGCCGCCTTTGTGGCCCCGGTGAAGGTGTCCATGGACGAAGAGCATCGTCTCCGTGCCATCGGAAATATCGCGAACCTCTCCGCCCAACAGGTGGAGGAACTCGGCCAGTCGATGCGCCGGGTCGGGGCTGACACGAACCAGACCTCGGACGCCATGTTGGACGCCTACAACGTCCTTTTGGGCAAGGGCCTGGATTCCGGCCGGGCCACGGCGGTTCTGGCTCCCATCGGCAAAACGGCCACGGCCGCCCAGGCGTCGGTCGAGGATCTGTCCGTGACCACCTATGCCCTGCTCGACAACCTCAAGCTGGCGGAAAGCCAGGTTCCCAAGGCCATGGACATGCTGGCCCAGGCCGGAAAGGAGGGCAGTTTCGAACTCAAGGACATGGCCAAGTTTTTCCCGCAGTTGACGGCACAAGCCGCGACCCTGGGCATGCAGGGTACCGAGGCCGTGGCCACACTGGGAAGCGCCCTCCAGGTGGCCATGAAAGGCGCCGGATCGCCCGAAGAGGCTGCGAACAACCTCAAGAATTTCCTGCAGAAGATGACATCGCCGGACACGGTCAAAAATTTCAAGGAAGAATTCGGGGTCAACCTTGAGACGAGCATGAAAGAGGCTATGGCCCGGGGAGAGAACCCCGTGGAATACATGGTTGCGCTGATCGGCAAACTCACCAAAGGGGACAAGTTCCGGATCGGTGAACTTTTTGGGGACATGCAGGTCGGGAATTTCCTGGCCCCCATGCTCCAGAACATGGAGGAATACCGGCAGATCAAGGAACGGACCTTGGGCGCCTCCGGGGTTGTGGACCAGGATTTCGCCAACATGATGGGCACGGGTACTGAACGCATCAAGATCGCCACGATCTCCCTGACCCGGCTTGGATCGACGTTAGGATCTGTGCTGCTGCCCACCGTGGGGGCTGCCGCCGAGAGTCTGGGGGCGATGGTCAGTGTCGTTGCCGACCTGGCCCAGCGATATCCGAATCTGACGACGGTGATCGCTTTTACGGCTGCAGGGCTGGTGGCATTCAAGGTTGCCGCCATGGCCGGGCGAATCGGCGGGACGTTGCTGATGGATGGCGTCAGTCTGGTCACCGGGGCTTTCCGGACGTTGCGGCCGTCGGTCATCGCGGCCAACGCCAGCATGCTCTGGAGCCGGACCGTTGCGATAGCCTCGGCTGTCGCGCACGGGGTCTGGCAGGGCGCGCTCCTGGTGGGCCGGGGCGTCATGCTCGGCTGGGCAGCCGTCACCACGGCCGTGACCGCCGCCCAGTGGCTCTGGAACGCCGCCCTGACCGCCAATCCCATCGGACTGGTCATCACCGCCGTGGCCGCCCTGGCCGGGGCCGCCTACCTCATTTACGAGAACTGGGAGCCGATCAAGACCTGGTTCGCCGATCTGTGGGACTCCATTGCCGCCGCCTGCGGCGCTGCCATGCAGGAAATCACCTCCCTCGTCACGTCGCCCTTGGGCTACCTGGAAGACACGCTGGGGGCGGTCACGGGCTGGCTCGGTTTCGGCGGTAAGGAGTCGGCCTCGGGCGCCACGGCGGCCGAGGGCCTGGGGCAGACCGTGCCCGAGCCTGCCAGTCCGACGCCGACAGCGCCGCCAGCCTCCGGCGTTACGCCAACCACCTTGTCCGGCCTGACAGCCGAAAAGGCCCAGGCCCTGGCATCCGATCCGAAATGGCAGTCTCCCAGGCATCAGGCGATCCTGCAACGGGCCATGGCCGGGCAGGGCGGCCAGGCCGAACAGACGCCCCCGGCGAAGTCTTTGCCCGTGAGAGGCAGCCAGGCCGAAGCCTCGCCCCCGGCCGGATCAGCCCCGGCCAAGGGAGGCGGAGCCGGGTCCGGGCTGGTCGTGAACAACACCGTCACGGTGACCGGCGTCGGCCTGGAGCACGTGCAGCAGGTGGTCAAGACGGCCCTGGACGCCTTCTCGCGGGACCTGGAATCGCGCCTCGAGGCCATGCGTTCGCAACAGATGCGGGTGGCCTATGGCGGCTAGCAGCTACACGACCATCCAGGGCGACATGTGGGACGCCATCGCCTACCGACTGTGGGGCAACGAGAAGCTGATGCACAAGCTCATGGAGCTCAATCCGGAGCATCGCCATGTGGTGGTGTTCCCGTCTGGGGTGCGGCTGGCCGTCCCGGAACTTGAGGCCGAACTGACCCGGCAGGCCATGGACCCGCCATGGAAATGAGCGGCAGCAGCATCCAGACCCGGCAGGCGGTCCTGTCCCTGCTCTACGAGGGCAAGGACATCTCCGCCGACATAGCCCCCTACGTCCTGTCGTTTTCGTTCACGGACGAGGCGCACGGCAAGGCCGACGATCTCCAGGTCACCCTGGAGGATCGGGATCATCGCTGGAAAAAAGACTGGTATCCGGACAAGGGGGCCAAGCTAACGGCCTCCATCCGTTGTCTCGACTGGGACAAGCCGGACAGCGCCCCCATCGTCATGCGCTGCGGCACGTTTACCGTCGATGAGGTCGAACTCTCCGGCGCCCCGGACACGGTATCCATCAAGGCTGTGAGCGCTGCCGTCACCACCTCCCTGCGCCAGACGAAAAAAACCAAGGCTTGGGAAAACGCCTCCCTCAAGCAGGTGGCCCAGGACATGGCGGACGCGAACGGCCTGACGTTGCGCTACGACGGACCGGATTTCCAATTTCAGCGCATGGATCAGCGCGAGACGTCCGACCTGGGATTCCTCAAGCGCATGGCCGAGGAGAGGGGGATGAACCTCAAGGTGGCCGAGGATTCCATCATCCTCATGAGCGGGAAGGATGGCGATTCCCGGTCCCCGGCCAAGACCCTGACTCGGGGCGAAAACGCAATCAAATCCTTCCGGTTCAAGGAAAAAACCGACGGCGTCTATGGCGGCGGCTCGCAGGTGAACTTCCACAACCCCCTTACCAAGGAAACGACGTCCTACGCACAGAGCGGTTCCGGCCGGGGGGCGGACGTGCACCGGGTGAATCGGCGTCTGGACCCGAAAGACGACGGGGCGACGCTGGCGGCGGCCGAGGCGCGCGCAAAGAACAAGCAGGAGGTCGAAGGCAGCATGACGATTCTCGGCGACCCCGATTTGCGGGCGGCCATGACCGTAAACGTCAAGGGGTTCGGGCGTTTCGATGGCACGTTTACGATCGAGACCGCTACGCATTCGTTTGACCGGGGATCTGGCTACACGACGGACCTGAAACTGCGCAAGGCGCTGGGGTATTGAAATGTTTGCGGAACTGGCAGCCAGGATGGACCGGATCGAGGAGATGGTGCGGCACGTCGTGCGCGTGGGGACCGTGGTTTCGACGGATCCTGCGGCTGGCACAGCCCGGGTCCAGATCGGCGACGCCGACGGACTGGTCTCCTACAACCTGCCCGTGCTGCAGCCGCAGACCCTCCGGAATAAGGACTACGCCATGCCTGACCCGGGCGAACACGTCGTATGTGTGTTTCTCCCCCTGGGAATCGAGCAGGGATTCTGCCTGGGATCGTTTTATTCCAAGGTGGACGCCACACCGGTCCAGACGGCGGACAAACGCCACATCACATTCGCGGACAAAACCAAGCTCGAATACGACCGCAAGGTGCATGAACTGCGGGCCAACGTGCGCGGCGGCGTTGAAACCTCCGTGCTCAAGAAGCTGCAATTGCATCGGGTGAAAAAGGGCAACGTGCTGTTCAAGGTCCTGACGGAGAAAATCTTACCGAAAGAACCGCCCGAAACTCCAGAAGCCGAGGATTGGAAGGAGCTCAAAGGACTAGGCTATTTCGGCGTGGATGCCGATCGCATGGTGTTTTTGAACGCGAAAAAAATAGTGTTGCTCGGCCAGCTCGTGCAGGGGGCCTACGTCCCGGATCTGATCAAGGACGAGGTGTACAGCGAAGACGCACGGAAGGAGGAATAGCCATGCCGCAGGTAGGCAGCCTTGGCGACGTGGCGTTTGAGGTCAGCACGGACCGCATTGTGACCTGGAACAACTGTGTCCGGGACACCAAAATGAATTTTGCCCAGCATGACGTGATCGAAGGCAAGGCCAGATTGCAGAAGCTGGGCGCGGGGCTGGATGAGTTTTCCCTGGCCATCACCCTGGACGTGAATTTTTGCTCGCCGGACAAGGAGCTGAAGAAGCTCGACGAGATGCAGCAGGAGGGCAAGGCGCACCGGCTGATACTCGGCGGCCGCATTTTCGGGAAATTCGTCGTCGAGGACAAAAGCGAAAACCGAACGAGGACCGATCCCCAGGGACGGACCATGGTGGCCCACGTGCAGCTCAAGCTTAAGGAATACAACTGATGGCCTGGGAGATCACCGCCGCTACCCGGCCGCCCATCGTCATCGGCGCCACGGGCATCGACGAAATCATGCAGAACGTGCGCACGATCCTGAGCACCTTGTCGTGGTCCGTGCCGCTTGACCGGGCGTTTGCCGGGGGAGGGGATTTTCTGGACTCGCCGTCGCCGTTCGAGGCCCAACGGCGCATGGCCGGAATCGTCGAACAGGTCGAAACCCACGAGCCTCGCGTCAAGGTGACGGGGATCCGGTTCGAGAAATTCACGCTCGCCGAGCACATGGACGGCCTGCTTGCCCCGGTGCTCGAATTCACGCTGCGGGAGGGCGTCACGTTATGACCTTGCAGGATATCATGTTTTGCCCGATCGATCCCGCCCAGGCCCAGGCCGACGTCATTGCCGCTTACGAGGACGTCACCGGGCTGACCCTGGCCCCAGGCGCGCCGGAACGGCTGTTTCTGGAGGCCGTGGCCGTGGTCTTGACCCAGCAGCGCTACCTGATCGACTGGACGGGCAAACAAAACCTCCTGGCCTATGCGACCGGCGACTATCTGGAGCACCTGGGGGCGTTCTATTCCTGCCCCCGGCTGGCATCCACGGCCGCAACGGTCACCATGCGATTCTCCACGGACGCCGCGAAATCCTACGCGGTGCTGGTGCCCCAGGGGACGCGCGTCACTCCGGATGGCTCGCTGATTTTCACAACCGACGTCACGGCCGTCATCGCGGCGGGATCTCTGTACGTGGATGTCCTGGCCACCTGCCGGACCACGGGGCCGGATGGCTCCGGGTTTGTGGCCGGGCAGATCAGTCGTATGATCGATGTGCTGGCCGGGGTCACGGAGGTGACCAACCTATCGACCTCGTTCGGAGGCGCCGACGAGGAGGATGACGCCCGATACCGGGAACGCATCCGGCTGGCTATCGAGGCGTTTTCGACCTGCGGCCCGGAAGGGGCCTATCTGTTCCACACGCTGACCGTCTCGCCCACCATCATCGACGCCGCAGCGGTCTGCCACGAACCGGGGCAGGTGACCGTCTATCCCCTGTGTTCCGGCGGGACCCTGCCGCCTTCCGAGATCGTCGCGGCCGTGCATGTGGCGCTTTCCGGGCGGTCCGTTCGCCCTCTTACCGACAGTGTCCAGGTGCGCCCTCCGGAGCCGGTGTCCTATCAGGTTGTCGGGACATGGTACCTGGATGAGGCGTCATCCTCCCGGGCCGCAGCCATTTCCTCGGCGGTTACGGCGGCAGTGTCGGGTTATCTGGCCTGGCAGCGCGGCCGCCTGGGGCGGGACATCGATCCGTCAGAACTCACGGCCCGGATCAAGGCCGCCGGGGTAAAGCGGGTGGAGGTCACCCTGCCGGTTTATACGCGCCTGTCGGCCTGGCAGGTGGCCACGCCTGGGGATGTCGCCGTGGTTTTCGGGGGCATGGAAAGCGCATGAGCGGCCGTGACCTCCAGACCCTGGCCCTGACGGACATCCTGCCGCCGTCGATTTCCTGGGATGCGACGATCCGGGCCCTGGCCGACAGCCTGGACCCTGTGCACCAGGACGTGACCGCCACGATCCCGGTCGTGACCATCTATGCCGCCCTGGCCGCCCTGCCCGACGAGATCCTCGACGTGGTCGGCTGGGGGTTTCACATTGAGGGCTACGACCTGCTGCGGACCAGGGAGGAGCGGCTGCACATCGTCAGCCGGTTCTACGACTACCACCGGTTCAAGGGCACCGTGCATGGTCTGGCCCTGTACCTGCGCACGTTTCTGTCCCGGGACCTGCTGTCCTGCGCCCCGCCCACGAAATCCTATTGCGGCGCCAGCCTGACCGACGCCGAGCGGGCGGCCTGGGAGG